TGATGCATTGGGTCCTCCTTTGATGCGGCTGGTCGTTTTTCTTTACCTTACCTCTGAAAGCGGGGATCTTTGCCACTTTCCCCAAACTGTCAACTTAACCCACGCTCAACTTGACGCTTGCCTTAATCCGCATGAGAAGATGATTTAGGCCACTCAAAGACATTCAAAAGACATTCTGAAGACATTCCAAACACATTCCCAGGAGAGGCAATTAACCGTAGCTTAAACCCAAACCTGAGAGCATGATTAATGATCCCACACTTGCTATCAAAGCTCCATATCTCAGAACCAATAAACGGTATCTCGTTCCATCGCACCCAATCAGTGAATTCTGCATTAGATGCATGTTCAACGTCTACGATTTTTCCGTTCCTGAGACAAATTGGTAATGGAAGTATTTGGAGAGCTTCTAGACGCTTGAATGTCTGCAATCCACTTTTTACGACGGTTCCAGGACTTGACATGTCTTTCATATTTGTTCCCATCCTTCATTTTATGCGGTTTGGTAAAATACCAGTAATTGTACTCATCTTGCATTTTTTGAGACATGCCCTCAATATGACGATTATAAACATATCGAAAGCGTACAACGTCACGTACTGGTATATCTCCCTGAAGACCCACTTCCTCATACCTTCTCAAGCGTGCCAAATGCTTTTTGCTCTTATTTGTATCTTCATCATTATCAAATGGCACTACATCCGCTTGGAGAACCGACTCAACACCCGTAAAGACATTCTCTGATGGAATGTGTTCGGAATGTGTTCGGAATGTGTTCGGATCTTCTTCCGAATCCCCCAACACACTGTTTAAATGCATTGGGGGATCTACTTCAGGTCCTAATTTCACTTGGTCTGTATTTGGCTTGATCTTATCCATTCGGATAGATGGCTGCGTATCGACCAAACGAAGAGACGGTTGAGTGTCAATCATCTCTTGCGCATCCACTTCTTGCTCTACAGGTTGGACCAGTCGTCCGGTAGAGCCTGTGTTTTTTTTGCGTCTTCGTGAGAATCTCTTACGTGATCTTCATCAGGTTTGTCACCGAGATACTCATCAAACAATTCGTCATATTCATCCTTGGGATAAATCTCTTGTGCCAACTTCCAATGATTTTTATTCCACTTTGCTGGATTAATGGGAAGCTTTGGCTTTTCTTCCTTAACAACTTTTTGCGGTGGTATTCCTGCCTTTTCCTCAAAAAAATCACTGTTTGGTCGTTTCTGCTGACTAACTGGTGAAACTAATTCACCATTCCTGCCATCATCCTCAACTTTGAACACCTTTTCATCTATCCATGCTCTTAACCCCTTCTTTTCCTCCAAAGGTTTCTTTTCAGAGTCAACTTCCGGTTTTACTTTGTGAGGATCAACCTGTTGCACTTTGTGAGCTGCAATAGCAGGAGCCACAACAGGAGGATCAGCGTCAACGACCTTTGGCTTTCTTGGCTGCGAGAGCTGCGAGATTGGAGTATTGGTAAGTGAACTAGCAATGTCGCGTCCCATATCACCCGCGCCTAGTCTCAAGTCTTCCTGAACCTCATACTGGATAGATTTTGCCAGATGTCTCTGCATATCATCAGCAGCTGCATACTTTGCATCCATCCGCATGCGGTGCATAGCCAATTTAAAGTCAATCTCAGATTGCTCAATCTCTGCATGCATTGTCACTTCAGATCTAGCCAATGAATCAGCCTTTGACATCTTCACATGCAAAAGCGTCCTTGAAGGATCAAAGTAACTAATAAGCAACCATCCGAGGACTGAAATGACAGGAGCCGCTGGACAAAAGACTCTCCAGAAAGACATGAAAGCATCAAGACTCCCGCCATTCATTTTTGCAAAGTACAGGATATCATTTGAGATCATGACCAATATCTCAACCCCTGTAAATGCCCACGCGGTCCACACTTGTTTGCCTGGCCGGAAGATCTTTTTCTTACCATGGTAAAGAAGTAGTACACTAAGAGCCGTGGTGATAGCGCCCGCAAATGCAATCCCCTGCATCATTCCAGCATCAGGAAACATAGTAGAAACCATCATAAAGTAGATCACATCACTGAAACCCACTCCGAGGAGAATAATAATCCACACAAATGCACCATGCATGTCATGTGCATCCTTCTCCAGATCATCTTGTTTGTATCGATACTTACTAGACATGAAAAAACCTAATTCCTTTCACTTGAAAACATGCAGGAACTAGGCTACAATTAGCTTTAGCCCGTGCATGCTCACTCATGTACGTGGTCAGTCCCCTTGCAAGGTGTTTGAGACCTAGTAGGGGGACGCTCAAACAAAACTACTTTTGCCCTCTCAACTTTTGATCCAACTGCTCACGATCAATACGCCACACGCGCCCAATCTGAACACCTGGAATGACACCATTTTCAAGCATGGTGTAAATCGTCCTCTCAGTCAACCGTAAATGCTGAGATACTTCCTTCACTGTCATGAAACACGAAACATTAGATGCATCAGGCATGCGTAACACCATCCTTATGAATACTTTTGAAAGTATACCACTTTTATGGTAAATACACAATAGTGCTACAAATTATCCAGTACTGACTTGGCCCCTTTCCTTGCTTCACTTTGCTGGAGAGATTTAAGATAGTCTTCGGTTGTTTTAATTGAATTGTGTCTAAGGAGCTTTGAAAGCGTGTAAATATCACCTCCATTCTGCATAAACATTTTCGCGTACGTATGACGAAATGTGTGAGGTGAGCACCGTACACCTTCAATCCTTGCCCAATCTGACAAACGCGTGATAATTCTCCAAAGTCCTGATTTTGTTAACTGCTCTCCATACCTATTCACAAACACCAGAGACGACTGTACAACCTCTAAGCTTATTTGTTTGCATTGACGATCTGATAGGTTTTTATGCTTTTGTTGTACCGCGTATTCTATTGTTGGAATGCGAAACACGCGAATATACTTCTGCACATATTTACGTGCTTGCTCCCCAAGTCCAACTTCTCCCCACTTATTGCCTTTGCCTAAAACACGAACGTATGCATCTTTTGTATCTAATGACACATTTCCTATGGTTAGCGTGATACATTCAGTCGCGCGTAATCCACAATCGAGCAGGATAGCAAGGATAGCTTTATCGCGTAGCTGGAGATGTTCGCTTTCTTCTTTCTCGCACGCTTTAAATAAAGCCTGGATCTGCTCAGGAGAGAAGGTTTCGATGATAGTCTCTATCACTTTCGGATTTTCAATTCGCTGGATAACAGCCGAGCTTGTGTAATTTCCATATTGAGGATCAAGCAGACACCAGTTGAGGAAAGATTTAATCACACGGACATACCCAGCCAGCGTGTAACTGGATATCTCAGATCGGCTTTTCTTTGTCGGCTTGTGGGTAGCCTGAAGATGCTCACAGAAGAGCTGAATGCTATATTGATCAATCTGGTGAAGCATAAGACCTTCACCAAATACAGCCGTTCTCTTGCCCTTCTCATTGACAATCTGACGGCATTTACACCAATCAGAAAAGACGCCTAACTCCTGTTGATATTCATCCTGAGTACGAGAACTAAGATTTTTGACGTGAGGAGATACTAAATATTCTTGAATGACCTCCTGGACTAAGAAACCATCTGACTCCTCACGCTTTTTTATCTTCCTGACATTCTTTGCCATCCATGGTCACCTTTCATTTGTTTGAGCGTCACCTTGCAAGGGGGTAGATCAGCTTGTGAAGCTGTACAAATATTTTCGCGGTCTCCGGAACCGGGTGCGCTGGTTCGATTCCAGTCGGGAACACTTGAGCTCAAAAGCAGTGTTTACAAGCCCTAAATCTTGGATATTTGTTTGCCAGACACACATATTAGGTTGCCCGAAGTTCCGGAGACCGGTGCTCTATCCACTGAGCTACGGGAACGATAGTGAAAACGTAGCACATCAATAAATATGTTGCAACTGTTCTACCTGTATTGAGCATTTTGCAAAATGTCGGATAGTATTCATAAACAATAAAAAACCTAGAATAACTTAGAAAATTTAGAAATCGTCAATGTATCTAATGCATGCATACCCCATGCAGGGGGGTAGGGTATCCCTATAGTAACTTAGAAACTTAGAACTTAGAAAATATTTATTTTTTTAAAACTAAGCTCAAATATTTCTAAGTTGTTATATAGCTATATTTGTAAGGACAACACGATCACTCTATCTTAGAAAGAACTTAGAAAGTCTTAGAACAAGGACACAAGCCATCTCATACCCCCCTTGCAGGGTGAAATTTTGTAACTCTAAGGTTTTTTCTAAGTTCTAAGTTTCTAAGTTACTCATAAAATAGCCTCTGAAGCCGCTTCAGAGGCTATGAATGTTTCTATACTTCTTCTAAGTTTTCTAAGTTTACTTTTACTCTTCAAATGAGAGTTTAAACTTTGCAGCTCGTTTTGTTTGTTCTATTTCAAGTATTCCTTGTTTGGTTAATCGTTTTAGTTTGTCCTCTATTTTCTCTCTTGAGGATTTTTTCATGTAAGCGTAGAGAACAGAAGCAGTTACCCATTCATTCCCTTTGTCGGCAAGTTCTGTCATTTTTTGGAGGATGAAATCCTCCAGCTTTCCTTCTTTATCTTCATAGGATTCTTTGTCATCATCGGCTGTATTGGTTTGTATGTACATGCCGTGTAATTCTTCCCGCCGACTTTCGATGAATTGCCTAGCGCGTGCCCAGTGTCTTAATTCGATGTGTCCCTGGTTATCGAAGCTTGCTAGTAGCATGCAAATGTGGATAGCCTGCATATGGAAGCGTCCATAGCTTCCAAAGAGATCTTCCGGCACGGGATTATTTTCAGCTTCCATCATATCTTTCAAAGCGTTTTCATAGGCAATGATATGGTCTCTAATTTCATCGGGTAGGATGCATTCTTGTTCTGGCAGTTCTTTGAGAACGCGAATAGTTCGCTTGATAACTGTTTTGTTGTCCTTCCCATAATCATCATCAATGGTGACTTCAGGTTCTCCTAGCCAATAATGCCACCTTGCAAGGGGACTAATGAGATCAGTTGGGTAGGTAAGCTTTTCCTTTGGGAACTGGTCCCGTTTGGATTTGGTCCCTTTGGGAGGACAAGAAAAGAGGAAACGAGCGAATAGTCCATCTCGGTAAAACTTATTACCCTTTTCCGCGTATGGCCGAATATCAGCTAGTGTTAAACTGGCAACGAGAGATAGGTATGGTTTTTCAATGCGTTCGAGCCCGCGTCTATGCGTGTCATATTCAAATACTGGTTTACAGTCGTGCAGGAGTCGAAGCAAACCTTTAAATTCGGCCATAATGCCATTTTCCTTGACCATGGAATCGAGCTGCATACCAAATTCGTCATAGCACCATCCCACTTGCGCGGCCATGGCTAGTCGCTTTTTAATGCGTGTTTGTTGATCCTCGTCTAATTCTTCCCAGTTCGATGGCAGTGTCCGACCTGACATATTGGAGAGGAGCTTTTGCGGAGTGATGATGTTCGCGCCCAATAACCAATCAAGTCCGGCGGCATGAAGTAATCCATTGTAAAGTTTGAGTGTGGTACTTTTCACGAATAGTGTGGTGGGGCCAACAAGCGCTATGAAAAGTGGAGTGTACTCCATATCGCCGTAAGAGAGTGACACACGGCGTCCAGCTACCGTTGAGAGTAATGCCATGGCGACACACTCATGATAGCTATCATGTGCCCTTGGGCTCCATTTCTTGGAAAATGCAATGTAGTCATCTAGCCATTTGCACGCACTAGCAGCTAGTTCTGGTGGATACTGGAGATGATCAGGTAACGGCGGACACGTTGGAAGTTCCTCCTGTTGTGGCATTCCCCCTTGCACGGGGATTCTAGGCGCAAGCAATTTTTTGAGCTCAGGATAGGTATCATACATGCTCTCAATTTTGCCAGTGACGAGCCCTGTATTGCTTTTGCATTTGCGTGAGTAGCGTTCAATTTCAGCGATGATTGGTTCCCAGAAATCTCCAAATCCACTTTCCGGCCATTCTGGTATTTTTCCATTTCTCAGTCCAAGGATACAGGTTTTTGCTAGCGAGTCATAATCTACTGTTGTTTCCTGCTCTATCATTATTGCCATCGCTCTATTTCCTACTCCAGTTAGAAGTGATACAAAAAGAGACAAAATACCCGTCTTGTTGACAGTGTTGTGATTGTTTGCTATACTACTTCTAACTGATGCTACTAAGAATAAAAAGAGGCTAGCGCTAATTTTAACAGGATTGTCGCTAGCCCTTCTTTTTGTCAACTTTCAAAAATGATCCATACTACACAATAATACACACCGTTCTCAGGTAAAAATTTTTACCATCCAATAGCTTCATCCCATTCTTGCTCAACTTCTATTCCAAAGAAGTTTGCTACATTATTTATATCACTAGTGATTGGAGCAGGAGGTAGCGATGCTCGTATTTGCTTGCCATACCGTTTTTTGTAGAGTCTTTCATCAAGTATGGCTACAACACCACGATCTGTATTGGTACGAATGAGTCTTCCAACTCCCTGCTTCAGTTTGATGATTACCCGTGGGATAATATATTCTTCCCACTCATTTCCCATGCGTTGTTTGATAAGGTTGACTGTTCCTTGTCCGATAGGATCGTCAGGGGGTTCAAAGGGAAGCTTGTCAATAACCAGGAGTGAAAGAGCTTCTCCAGCTATATCAACGCCTTCCCAGAACGATGCTACACCTAGCAGTACGCTTGGCTCTTGTTTGAACCGTCTAATCATTTCAGATTTGGGCAAGTCGCCTTGTTTGAGTACTGGGTATGGCACTCTTAATTGACGGTGGACTGCATTCATCATCTTGTTGCTAGTGAACAAGAGAAAAGCGCGTCCTCCTGAATATTCTACAAGTTGTTGCATGCGTGCCGCTATTTCTTTTTCATAGCGGATTTGGCTTTCTTCCTTGTTCCAGATTGGTTGGGCAATGTCAGTGGGAAAGTAGAAAAGGGCATTTTTTTGGTAGTCAAAAACAGATGGAAGTGCTTTTGAGATGTCCGGTTCCATTCCTACCCGATCGGTGAAAGAATTGAACGTGTCAATGCTTTTACTGTTGGCTGATGTGATAGTAGCTGATGTGCAGATTATTATCTTTCCCCCATTAAACAAACGTTCTCCAAGGATTTGACTTACATTTAGGGGTGTGCATGCAAGTTCAAATACATCTTTCCCTTGTTTGTTTTTCTTTCTGGATGCGTAGTAGGCGTATTCGTTTGACTCAATTGTGCAGACATCACGAACGTCACGAGCTAATTTTAAAGCTCGATCATGGAGCTTTCTGTATTTAGCTGCTTTTTCTCTTGTTGCTTTCCCAAGACTTTTGAGTGTGCTTTCAAAATCTTCATCGTCTATGAAGAGTCCGGTCAAGTTTTTTACTTCTTCATCGAATGCGTACGAAAGACCTTTGATGAGTCCTGCAAGATTTGAGCTTGTTTCCTCGATACTTTCAAGAAATGCGTTACTCAGTGTTATTTTGTCTTTAGGGGAATGACTGAAGAGATCACTGACATTCTCGAATAGTTCAGAGGTTTCTGCTTTTACTTCATCAAGATCACTGGGATTTGTTACGTCTTTTACAAGCTGATTATTTGCCAGTGACAAAAAACGTCCTACAGTTATTTTTGCTGAAAAGACTTCTTGCGCTTCCTTTTCGAGATTGTGGGATTCGTCAATGACGAGAACGTCGTATGCTGGCAGTAGTCTGCCTCCAAGGGCAATATCCATTAGGAGGATGGTGTGATTTGTGACAATAACACTTGCATTTTTTGCTGCTTCTTTCATTTTGTAGTAGAAGCAGTCTGCATATTGAGAGCAGTCTTTCCCAATGCATTCATCTGTATGCCCATTGATCTTTAGTTGAACGTCGTGTTGTCTTGAGAGCTTTTCAAAATCGCCGCTCTTGTTTCTAAGCTCTATTTCAAGCCGTTGGAAGTCTGCATCAATGAGCATAGGCCATTCTTGCTTGAATTCTTCTAGTCTTTCCAGACACAGAAAGTTATTCATCCCTTTGAGCAATGCCGCTTTAAAATCATGCACGTTTGTCTGGATGAATGGGATATCCTTATCGAATATCTGTGCTTGTAGTGCTTTGTTAGATGTGCTGATAACAGTTACTTTTTCTGCTTTTGACGCTTCGTGTACTATAGGATCAAGGTATGCAAAACTTTTGCCTGTACCTGTTGGGGCTTCTATAACTGCACTTCTGCCCTCTCGAATGCATTCTACTACGACTCTAACCATATCAATTTGAGAAGGTCTTTCTTGATATCCAATTTTGAGACGGGAAAATACCCCTCCCATTTTAAAATCTTGAACTGCCTGACTATCATCATAATTCATGATGGATCTATCCTTTCTTGACTTGCACTTTCTTTTCTTGCTCCAGTTGATTTCGAAGCATGTGGACAACTTTCCAATTAACTGATCGATCATCATTTGATGCCAGTTGTTCTATTTGCACAATAAGATTTACAGGGAGTCGGATGGATCGTGTTACTGTCTGTTCTGTAGCTGGATTTTTTGTTCTAGCCATTGTCTCTATCCTTTCTAATATTTGCAACACTGATAGTCACAATATAACACAGTATTGACCACTTTGCAAATTACTGTATACAAGTCACCATTCTATAGTGGGATGTCACCCCTTGCATGGGGAAGTCGTGTCGCTACAATCGCTTTTGTGAGGATTGAAAAGGGAGATATCCAAATACTCATTGTCTGTGGGCAAAGCTACGTGTTGACGTTCTGGTGAGCAAATATGGTCATTGTGGAGCAAGTATGAAAGTGTGATATACTGGTGATAGTTTTAGATCAACTAGGGAAGCCATCACTCTTTTTTATCGAGCCGAGGAGTGGTGGTTTTCTTTTGTGTTATACTTCTCATATCTCTAGAGAGTACTTGAAGCCATTAGTATTGACAATCTCCGAAAAACAAAAGAGCAGCAACCGGACAAGGATAACCGGAGCTGCTCTTTTGTGTGTGGGCACTATACCCAATTTTTGATAATTTTGACCTTTGGGTATAGCTTCTCAAGTATTCTTTGGGCGCGGAGTGCGTCATCGTAGATGGGTGTCCTGAGTCCGTGACCTGGTTTGCCTATCACTTTTACCTGATAGACAATGGTTTTCTTCCGTTTCATAGCCATAGAAATGACTCTTTTCTTTTGCGTCTAGGCTTCTCTTTTTTTATTGAATAACGACCAACTCCCAATTATCTGCAATCTCAATTTGCGCCTGCTTGAGTGTCATTTTACCGCTACATACTTGTTTATGCAGGTAGTCTTCTATCTTGTCTTTTTCGTGAAAGCCTGGTTTGGGCAGTGCTGATTCGGGCCAGAGGTTCTTGAGATCATTTGAACCTCCCAACTCGAGCGATATCAAGTGGTCGATCTCATACTGACCCGTGCTGTGATGTGCAATGCCGTACTCCTGATACACCTTGTTTTTCTCGCTTTGTGGCACATTGCGAACTGAGTTAGCGTATCCTGGAGTGCAGACTTGGGTAGCTGTCACGTTGGGGAATACTGCTCCTGGCGTACAATGTTTGTCCGGTAGTCCGTTGTACGCCATACAGTGTGCCGCTACCTGTAAGGATGATGATGTGGTGCATCCAGCAAAGGAGAGCAAGAGTAGGAGTAGTGCAATGTTTTTCATATGATCGGTACTGCCCCACATCTGCAATTATTGTGACTTTCAAATTTTTCTGTAAGGGGATGCACAGTCCCATTCATGCTCAAACACCAGTCACATGGGTCATCTCCCTCTACATCCCAAATCCAGCCTGTAGCATCGTTGGCCGCGTACACGGATATGGCCGACTTCCGATAGGCGTCAATGATGGCAGTCCTGGCCGTAACCGTGAGCATGCCTAGCGTGATACCTGCAGCTATGGCGACTGGCGCAATGTGGGTGTAGCCTTGTATGGTTGGGAGGTGTTCGTCAGTCGTCATGTCTTCTAATTGTGCATGGCCTAACTGTGATCCTATGATGGATGCTTGCACCTGAGCCGTGTGGATTTTCTTTTGAGCAAGATGCGGGTATGACTGCTGGTTAAATAGTTTCTCCAGTGTCTTTATGGTACCTGTTTCAAGCGCTAGTAGCATGAGGTGATAGCGTTGTGTTGTTGCATCCATGTGAGCATTATAAAAGCCCTTGTCAATTCAGACAAGGGCTCAATTCTTGTGTAAGGCTTATTTCAATTCTTGAACGTTTATGGCCCAATCTCCTTCTGAGTTGACATCAAGGTAGACGTTGCCGGCGGTTCTTTCTTCGGTTTCTCCTGATGTATTTCCATCTTTACACATAGCATTGATAGCAGCTGGATCGGCTATTGTGCCGTCTGAGTTGTAGACACCGATGATGACATTGTAGGAATTTCCCATAAACGAGCTAGGCGTACAGCTCCATTGGATCTTCCAATCATTGGGCACGGTGATAGTTTCAGTTTTCTTGATTCCGGTGCCATTATATGTATGAGTTGTTGTCCAGGTTTGTGGTTTGGATGGTGCCTGTTGTTGGGTATTGTTGTTTGTTGGCGTACTGTTTGTGGTGCTTTCCCCACATGCCAGCATTGTACCCGCGAGAATGACGATTCCAAAGAGAAAAATAAGTTTGCGCTTCATGATTGTGTAACATCCTTTCAAAATAACGATTGCACTTTTTACTGCATAAAGTATAACTCGCGATGTCAATATTTGGGCAAAAGAAAAGGGACCCGTTTCTAGGTCCCTGACTAACTACAATTGACGATGTTATCTTGCGTCTTCTATGAATGGGAATTGTAACTGTACTGATATCTCTCCATTCCTTATTTCAGACCGCATCTTGACAATGTCACCTTTGAGGTTTAATCCATCAAAAACATTGTCGCCGTGAAAGTATTTTACTACTGCTGAATATTCTCTATTTGCACGCATTACCTCTAATCGAAAGTAATCAAAAGCAACTTTTCCATAAAGTGCAAATTGTTTATTTTCTACAATCCAGCGTTGCGAGAGTGATCTAAAAACGCCTCTCACAATCTTGTGTACAAATTGAAGCATTCCAAGCTGGTCTTGAAGCTGTTCTTTAGGACTTCTGTTATCCATTGAATAGCTTCCAGTTTTGAGGATAGTGGGAACGACTTCCTCGCAAACCCAATCTTGAAATCTTAATGCGTCTGGTTTGTCGGATCGCATAATAGCTCGTAGGTAGTTGGGAAGGTTAACGCAAAGAGTCTCTCTTGGTCTGCCCAATGCGTCGGTTATATCATTTCGCGTGATACAACCCTCTTTCTTTAATCGGGTAGCAACTTGGGCAGGATTGCCTAATCCTAAAATCTTGCAAACGTCAGTAAGAACGTACCACGCTTCTGCATTGATCCATATAGCGCGGACATCTTGTCCTTCAAAGCTAAAAAGTTGCAATCCTGTGTTAGACTGTTCTTGATTGTTGTTTACCATTTTTACCTTTCTGGAAGAGCCGATTGCAACGGCTCTTTTTTTGTTGTTTGTTCAAGGCTCAATTGAGCTTTGACTAAATGGAGGACTTCTTTATTGAAGGATCTTCCATTTTTTTCTGCCAACTGTTGTATGAGTTGGCTTTCATCAGGTGAAAAGCGAATAGAGATTTGGTAGTAGTCTGCTCCACTGCCTTTTCTCATAACGCACCTCCTTATGAACAGAACTATTATAATTTAATATAGAACATTTGTCAATACTTTCATAAATGCCCTATATTATTCACCGGAACAAGGTAAAAAAACTGCCCATCCCCCCTTGCAAGGTGAGTATTGGCACGTTAATGGGACGTCAATCTCAAAATGATTGATCATTCTGTCTATTCGAGTTAGAATTTGAGTAGGGTTGTTTGCGGGCAGTGGGTTTAGTTTCTCAGGCTGTTCACTGCCCGCCGCCTAAGCAGCAGGGTCTTCTGTAGACTCCTTTGCTGACTCTGATTTTTCTTCATCAAATAGAGCTATCCAAGGTCCAATGTGATTTTCAACTTTTTCAGCCTTTTCCAGATTTCGGTCAAAGCGTGCTAATTCCCCATCAGGAATTATTAATTCCCCAGGGCTTACCCCTAAAGCTTCTGCAATTTTTTCAAGTTCTGTTAAATCTACTGTGTTGGATTTGTTGTGCCAATACCTATACAACAGTGGCGGGGTAACTGCTGCTGATATTTGCAAATGGGATTGTTTGATCCCTTTTGCAGTTGCAACGTGTTTAACTATTAATTTCGCCACGTACTTTTTATCCTCCTATGTTGGTTATCTTTCCTAGAACAATAATACCATATAGCTATAGTGGTGTCAACATAAACGAATATTTACGCTAGCGTAGAAATTGGTACGTAAACATATTGACATTGTTACACTAGCGTGTTAAGATACTATTGTCCCCTGAGTGAGCGGGGGAAACACTTAAATCAAGGAAGGGCAAACACCATGACTAATGTAAACAGCTTTTATGCATCCTACGTAACAACTTTCATGGCAATCGACATGAACGAAAACGGTCTTTATTGTCAAGTTCCTAGCGAAAGCAATGGAGAGAGTTACATAGTGCAGGTTGATGAGTCTGGTGTTTGCCCAATTGTTAGCTCCTGTAACTGCAAGGGTTTTCGATATCACGGGCATTGCAAACATTGTACAATTGTCCAGGATTATTGGTCCAAAATGTACCGTACAAACATCATCAAAGCTTCTGAGAAAGCTCTTGAGCAAGCGATGGACATTGCAGATGCACAGGAAGAGCGGTACGCCATAGCCGAAATTGCAGACCAAATTGTAGCTATTCCAGTTGTCTCGACTCCGGTTGCTCCAGTTCTTATGAAGCGTGGCAACAAGCTTGTAAAGCGTATGGATGGACAGAGTGCTCGTACACTGACATTTTTTGAAGGATTGCCATCAAGACAAAAGAAACCCGCAGCTTAGCGGGTAGAGGAGGACATTTTTTATGGATGAAACATTATTACCCGTTCATGAGGTAGCAAAGCGTTTACGCGTAGATGACACAACGGTACGCCGCTGGATTAAAGCGGGAATACTTACAGCCGTTGCGTTACCTCACAAGGGCAAGCGTGTTGCTCATCGTGTACGTCAATCGGATGTAGACGCTATCTTGAATTAATGTGTAGTAGTGGGGCTCTTAGTAGCCCCTAGAAAGGGCTATATGCTGAAAAGATTTCTAGCATTTCTTATTGTCACTGTATCGCTATCTCTTAGTTTGTTAACCTTAACAGGTTGTCAGCAGTGCATACATGCACACGACGTGCCATATACGTACTACACAAGTCATTGTGTGAGTTATCACCCTAATGGTGCGTGTGCTGTAAACGTTCCACTTCTCAATCATGGGTATGAGTCCCATTGTGATGAGTGGTCAAAGGATTAGGGAATATGAACCAGAAGAATGCAGAGATGGTAGGACGTGCTAGCGGGCAATCATATCAGCGTATACAGCGAGGTCGCAATAATCCTCTCTCAAAAGAGAACTACGAACGACATGGTGCCCATACAGCACAAATTGATGCGCGTTCTGTTAAGTCTCGAGATCTTTTCGTCAAGGGATGGAATTCCGTTTGGGAAGATTTCAAATAGGAGGTGATATCAATTAGCACACGTGAACTTTGCCATCGTTGTAAGCAGTATCGTAGTGATACGCGCCAGTACCTTGTAAATGGCAGAACACGTAAATTGTGTAAGGAGTGTAGTTTCATGGAAATGTCGCTTGGTATTCAACCCAAGCATAAATACAGGTTACCTGAGAGGTTTCGGTAAATGAGTGATTTAAAGCAGCGTATGATTGACCATATGAATGAGCATTGGTCTAGTGATCCTCCCTTGGAAGGTCAGGCGTCACCAGGACATAAACTTGATCCAGCTAGTCCATATGCTCAGTGGCGTGAAGGTCAGTATCGTGACATTGGTTTGGCTCAAGAATTGATTGGAGAAGATAATCTTCTTTGGGATGATGATACCAAGAAGTGGGTTGTGAGGTAGGTAAATGTTTGGATTGAAAAATCCGTGCGCATGGTGTCCTCTTTCAGAAGAGACACCACAGGAGGGACAATCGCACGGAATTTGTCCTGAGCATGCTCAACAGTTGCAAGACCAATCTGATGCACGACATTTTAAGGATGTACCGTCTTACATCAGCGAAAAAGAACAGTTTGAACAGTACAAGGAAAGGAAGTCTAGATGAGTAGTACCGTTAAATTAATCAATAATCATGAGGAGTATTCTCGTACAATCACACGTGAAAACGATATGAGGTTAGATATTTGCGCATTTCGCAAAGACAAAGTGTTAGTCATTGCAGTTGTCAATGAGGATGAAGTACACGTGGAAGAGGTAGCATTATCGCTAGAAGAGCTAGAAGTCTTGAAGCAGCATTTGAATGATCCAGAAGTGATGAAAATTTTAGGAGGTAAAAATGCCTAGGAGATTGTCAGATCGTTCAGCTATTGTAGCTGTTTGGTGCACTCCTTGCAAGAAAATGATACCTGTGGAGCAGTGGAATAGTCATCACTGCGGTTCATCACATGAGAAGTACTGGTGTTGTCCTAAATGTAGAAAATGGTTCCCTTATCGTGAGTCAAGAACACATAGTTGTTAGGAGGGAATGTATGATAGGCGATTATGCAGTCGCTATTGCTATTGATTTAGTTGTTATCTTCATCATTTGGTTTATCTGGGCAATGATGACCGCTGATGACTAATTTTAGGAGGTTTTCATGAACCTTTGGAGATGGCTTGTGAACAAGCTTTCTAGTCAATGTGGAAGATGTGGATACTACGAATGTAGTTACTGTAGTTGTTGCCATAATCCTAATTGTCGTGCATTTGAAATAGTATGCAAGTTAAAGTAGTTGTCAGTGGAGGGCATCTCCCGTCTCCCCAGACACTTTGATGCCCATCACCTTTGAAAACATCCGCCCGAAGGGGACTATCTGATATCAGTATAGCATACTCTTCGGGCTTCTTTTATGAGGAGTAACCCATGTCTAGTGGAGCCCTATTCGTGATTATTGTCGTCGTTGGATTCATTATATTCGCCACGCAAGCCGGCGCAAGAGAAAGCAAAATTCATCTCAGCTTTTGGGGATGGTTTTTCATTTTGATCGTTGGGATAGCCATCCTGTGGTCGCTTATGAGTGGTACAGGCGTTAGCTTTACGCGTTAAGGAAGGAACCAACATGTTTAGAGAAGCAGGAAGCTTTTTCGCCATTGCGCTTGTCCTCCTGGTGGGGGCCTGTGTGTACATTGAGTCGCAAGGTGGTAACCCATTTGGCAATCATCCCGTGCAGGTTTCCACTTGCACGTCTCAAGACTACCGATGCATAGCCAGACAAGACGCAACGAATGCAGGTATCAATCCTGACTACTTTGAAAGACAAATTAATGAGGAGTCAGGATTCAACCCTAACGCTGTGAGTAGCGCGGGCGCAATTGGTATTGCGCAAATCCTTCCTTCAACTGCACATGGTTGGGGTGTTGACCCACATGATCCGGTTGCTAGCTTGCAAGCTGCTTCTAAGGCCATGGCTTGGTATCAAAACAAGTATGGGAGCTTTAATAAGGCGTTAGCTTGCTATAATGCTGGCTGTTCAACACTTGTATGGGCAGAGCAAAATTGTACCAACTATTATTATTGCCTACCTCAACAGACACGGACGTACATAGACATCATCACAGGAGCTCATCATGGATAATAAATCTGAAGTAGCTTTTCTTATGGCCCAGTTCGAAGCTGAAAGGCAATCCGCAGAGTGGGCGCTCACTGGGCTTGCATCGAACGTTTCTAAACACCAGTTCATTACTGCTCGAATGGAACGAATGGGAGAGATACAAGGACAGCTTGCTCCTCTGATAGGAGAAGACGCGGCGGGCAGATTGGTTGTAGAAGCAATGGAGAAGATAGACAATCCTCCTGAATAGCGTTAGAATAGCAATAGACCTGGATGCCCATTTCATCCAGGTCTATTTTCGTTCGTGCAGTATTCCGAAAGGATAGATGCGTGGTAATCTCATAGTGTGATAATTATTGTGTAGTCTCTAAAGTATATCATACTTCCAACCAATAAAGAAATCTACCCGAGGGCGAATCGGATAGGTTTCTTCTTTTCTTCTGAGCAGATCTTGATACTGGTGAAACTATACAAGACAAGTGTTCAACTGTCAATGAACAATTTTGAAAGCATACAGGAGTGCACTCCTGAGAATATCGTCCTCTAAACTGTACATCACTGTCTCTACCAGGTGCTCTGGTATATTTGATTGCTTCATGGCCGCTTCAAGCTCCATGTTGAGTCCTTGCCTTACACTTGTTTGGTATTTCTTGAATTCGGTTGCAATCTTTGGTTGCTTGATAAGTTCCTCTCCAGATTGATTCCAATCAGTAATTTCTGCTACCCTTTCCATAAGCAATTTAACTTCATGCTCCGTTCCAATTGGTGAGCAAAGGGCTTTCTTGCTTGCCAAGTGAGTTATCACCCACCCTTCTCTTTCATCACCTCCTACGCCGTGATAGGCAAGTCCCTCAGCTTCGTGTGCGGTGATATTGATGGTGATATCTTCTCCATAGGCACGAGTGGGCAGTATGATCAATTTTTGTTGGTAAATCATTCTGAAACCTCTTTCTTTCTTGATGGTCCTCTTCTACTAATGGTCCCGCCGATTTTTCCAGCTTTACTAGCCTCTTCACTATCCCATTTGTGGGCAGTGCCGAGTGCGTGCGCGGCTTTTCCACCTGCTCGACTAATTTCTTTTCTTCTTTCAATGCTGACCATGGCTAGTCCTTTTCTTTGTGGCATGAATTTATCCTTTCATTAAAAACTACTATCACTTTCAATACTGTACCATACTGATTAAGAATATACAATACTATTGACTAAATATCGTAAATAGTCTATACTATTCACACAAGGTCAAACAAAAAGGAGAGAGCAAATGATCCAATCCAACCATCTACCGAGCACAAAAGACACGACTTGGGAGTCGTGATCCGGTGGGAACTGCATACAAGCAACATATTTGTAGTAGAACAATTCAGAGGGTACATGAAATGTAGTTCTTGTGTTAGTCGTATTTGTACGCACTCAAAACTAGCTGAGCAATTGGAAGAAAACTTTCAGCTCAATAACCAGAAACAGAAACCAGGACGCTGTTTCTTCTGCAATCAGCTTGCTCCAATGAGAAACGGGCTAGCAATTTGTTCGAGATGTATTTCTTAGGAGGTGAAATATGATAAAAGTTCTTTGTTTTGAAAAGGATGGAAGTGAATTATTGCGAGAAATAGATCCTGTGTTATGCAAGGATGGTTTAGCTCTTCAGAAGTGCAATAAAGATTTGTACGCTCTTATTCATGTCCAAAGTGGTTGGACACTGAAAATATGGAGTATGACCGCTAAGATGGCAGAAGAATGGTTTAATGCTGCTTCTGATATGATGGATTGGAATTGTTCGGTTAAACAGATTAAGATTGATCCAAGAGTAATATCAGCATTAAAAATTGGCAAGGAATTAGAGGAAAAATTTCTCTTTCCTCCAGAAAAGAAAAAGGAGGAAACCCATGCCCACACGAGCTAAACCCAAACCATCCCCCTTGCAAGGGGTAGCATGGCCCCTAGATCCATTCTGCAAGATTGTTGTGCCCTTTCTTCCCCCTGGAATCAACCATTCATACACTATTCGCAAGATGAAAACCAAGAAGGGGAAATGGGCACACACGCTTATGGATTCTGATGAAGCAAGAGAATTTAAAGAAAATGTTGCTCAATACTTGGACTTAAATCAGGGGATAGTAATAGCGGATTGGGATTGGATCAAGATCATTAGTGAGATTAGCACGGGCAAGGATAAGGTTCCTCTTGTGGCAGACATCAAGTTTTATTTCCGCACATTGTGGTTACGAGACTTAGATGGATGCGAGAAGCACATAACAGACTCCCTTGGGAAGTTCTTGAAGTTAGGCGGTGTCCCCATCAATGACAATACCATAGTCGATAAGCGAACACGAAAATGGGCAGATGCAGAAAACCCACGTTGCGAGATCTCGTTAAGTGTGTGCATAGAAAGGATATGACAACTATGAGAGTTATTATTGGGAACATATCCATGTATGATTTTGTTACGAGTGATGCTTCGATAGTGGAGTTTGATACACGTAAAGAGTGTGAGGAGTATGTGAAAAATAGTGAAAAATTTCATCCTGGTAGATTTAGTTATCGCATTGATGAGAAGAAAACTACAACAAATAAATATCAGCAGGAGGATATGAGACCTGTACATCCTGTTCCTGTTATGCCCCTTGCAAGGGGCAGATACGACACTAGGAGAAAGAAATGATTGAAACAATGCAGGACTATGCATCGTTTCTCGCAAGTAAGCGAACGGTTGCCCAAACATCAGGAATAGATATTCCTTTGGATGCTATCCATCCTCAATTGTTCCCATTCCAGAAAATACTTGTCCAGTGGGCATTGCGCAAGGGTAGAGCTGCTTTATTTGTCGACACGGGTATGGGAAAGACGTTTATGTCTGTAGAGTATGCTCGTTTGACAAAAATGCGTACATTAATCATTGCTCCGTTGTCAGTAGCCCGTCAGACGGTAAACGAAGCAAAGAAAATTGATGTAGAAGTTCACTATACTCGTTCTGGTTCAGATATTGTTGACGGGATAAACATCACTAACTATGAGATGATTGACCATTTTAATTTTGATGACTTTGGATGCATTGTCTTGGATGAAAGTTCAATCCTCAAGAACTTGACAGGTGCGACTTGTCAAAAGCTTATTGAGAAAGCTAGAAATGTTCCTTATCGGTTGGCATGTACGGCGACGCCAGCGCCAAATGACCATGTAGAGCTAGGCAATCACGCGGAATTCTTGGGGATTATGACAACTCAGGAAATGAAAGCTATGTTCATGACGCATGACTCAAATACGTCAGCACATGGTGGATGGAGACTCAAAGGGCACGCTACCAACGCTTTTTATCAGTGGCTTGCGTCCTGGTCTATGTCGGTTAAAAAGCCATCGGATCTCAGTCCCAACTTTTCTGATGAGGGTTATAATCTTCCTCCATTATATGTTGAGAGGGCCATAGTCACGTGCAACTACGTCCCAGAAGGACAACTCTTTTTCTCTGGATTAAAGGGTGTGTCAGACCGTGCCAAGGTGAGGAAGGGGACAATTGAAGATCGATTAGTTGAGGCTGTGAAGCTTGTTCAGAGCAAAAAAGATGAGCAATGGATTGTGTGGTGTGGATTGAATGATGAGTCGTCAGTTTGTACGAAGTCCATTCCAGGAGCAGTTGAGCTTGCAGGGAAGGACTCACCGGATAAGAAAATTCAAACCATTGAAGATTTCCAGTCAGGAAAAATCCGCGTTCTCGTGACAAAAGCCAAGATCGCTGGCATGGGCATTAACCTTCAGAACTGCCATAACCAGATATGGCTGGGACTAAATGACTCATTCGAGATTTACTACCAGGGAGTCAGACGGTCATTGCGATTTGGGCAACAATCCCCTGTATACGTGTACATCGTGTTGAGTGACATTGAAGAAGAGATTTTTCAGAATGTCCTACGAAAGGAAGAAGAGGCAAAAAAGATGTCAGACGAATTAATCAAGAATGTTCAATCATTTGAAAGAGCTGAGATTGAACACAAGCAAGAAGAAAAGTTTGAGTATGGAGAAGATATAATTCAAACTGATGATTATACGCTTATTCTTGGGGACTCTTGTGAACGGTTGAAAGAGTTTGCAAGCAATTCTGTTGACTTGTCAATCTTTTCACCTCCTTTTGCTAGTCTGTACACTTATTCACCTACAGAGCGTGATTTAGGAAATAACAGAAATAGGCAGGAATTTTTTCAGCATTTCAGGTACATCATTGATGAGTTGATGAGAGTAGTGAAACCCGGAAGAAACATTTGTGTACACGTTTCCCAAATTCCCTTGACACTTGTTAATGATGGAGTGATTGGTATTCATGATTTTCGTGGTGATGTGATTTGGGCATTTGTGGAAAGGGGATGGATATATCATTCCGATATTACGATAGATAAAAATCCACAGACAGCTTCTATTCGTTCCCATGCAAAGGGGCTAGCATTTCAGCAATTGGAGAAAGATACATCTGAAATGCGTTCTACCTTTGCGGATTATGTTCTTGTCTTCAAAAAACCAGGAAAGAATGCAATTCCCGTCAAGCAGCAGCTTACCCGTGAGGAATGGATATTATGGGCAAGCGCTATCTGGTATGATATCGATCAATGGGACACTTTAAACGTTAAGGAAGCAAGAGAGGCAAAAGACGAAAGGCATGTATGCCCTTTGCAGCTTGGGTTAATTGAAAGGCTTATCAAGCTGTATAGCAATTCAGGAGAAACAATTTTAGACCCATTCAATGGAATTGGCTCAACTGGTGTTAAAGCGTTAGAGTTTTACAGAAAGTATTATGGTATAGAATTAAAGCCCAGCTACTTTAAGACGGCTCAAAATAACCTTGACGACATGATAAAAGTAAGATCACAAGGTACCTTATTCGACTTTGCCGAGGTGGGATGATGCCCAAATTACTTGATCTCTTCTCAGGGGCCGGAGGATGTGCTCGTGGGTATGCTGATGCTGGATTTGAGATAGTCGGAGTGGATATTGCTCCACAACCACATTATCCCTATGAATTTCACCAGGCCGACGCACTGGAGTACCTTGACTCTGTAGACCTATCTCAATTTTCAGCAATCCATGCTTCACCGCCATGTCAGAGCTATAGCGCTACTCAGCATTTTAAAAATGCAAACCTTGATCCGTCGCCCAAATTGATCTTACCAGTGAGGGAACGATTGGAAGCATCGGGACTTCCTTGGGTTATCGAAAACGTGGCAAGAAGTAAGGAAATGCCAGATGCTCTTATTCTTTGCGGTTCGATGTTTGGTTTAGAGGTTAGACGCCATCGTTGGTTTTCCTGTTCTCACTTCCTGTTTGCTCCATGTGCATGTCGACACTCTAGTGGTTTTTATAATCCCGTTGGAGGTAAGGTCTTTGGATATGGGGATTTTGCAAGCGATACCTTGTATCAATGTTCAAATGGGCAGATACAGCGTCGTGAGGGGAATTACAAACTTGTTATAGGGCAAAAGGCTATGGGTATTCCTTGGATGAATTTGAAAGAGTTGAGTCAGGCTATTCCTCCATCTTATACCCATTGGATAGGCTTGCAGTTGATTAATGTACTTGAAATGGAAAGGATATCTTGACATCATGCCGACACTAAGCCCGCTTTACGATATAAAATCTCTCATAGAGCATTACGCTCTCATTGACGTTGTTGGACGTCCTGCGACTGTACACGGCGTGCTTGAGTACCATAGCAACTGCCCACGATGTGGAGGGCATGACCGCTTCATAACAAGACCAGAAACAGGGCAGTTTACCTGTGCTACCCGCGCGTCTGGATGTGGATGGCATGGCGATTGTAAGGATTTTTTACGTGACTATTGCAACATGAGTCATAGTGAAGCTTGCGATGTCTTAGGACTTGAGGTTAACGGTGACTATGTTCCTTCTAAACCATCTCAAAACATTCCCAGTGGCAAGGAACAACCCCCTTGCAAGGCGTGGCAGGACATTGGAAAGGATTTAGTCGAACGTGCTGCTAGCGTTCTCTGGAGTCCTGCAGGAAAGGATATGCTTGACTACTTGCACGGGCGTGGTTTAGGTGATGAAATTATCAAGAAAAAGAAGCTGGGATATGTTCCGAAGCTATCCAATGGAAGCTACTTCGAATCTGAATTGAAAGATTGGGGACTTGACCCTGGAAATTCGAGTAAGGATAAAGTGCGTATTCCCGATGGCATTCTCATCCCCTGGTTTTACGGTAGTGAACTTTGGAGATTGGCCATCAAACGTCCTGGTAAAGAACAATCCTATGGGCAAGTACTTGGCTCCGGTGAAGGACTTTACAACGTCAACACAGTCCAGTATGAATTTCCTGTCATGATTGTTGAAGGTGAGATCTGCTGTTTGTCTGTGGAGCAAGAGGCAGGAGACCTGATAGCCTGTGTGGCCACAGGAAGCACGACTCGCGGGCGGTTAGCGCGTTGGGTATCAGAGTTGAACCTAGCCTCTTGCATCCTGCAATCGTTCGATGAGGACGACTCGGGCGACTCCGGCGCGGAATATTGGCTCGAACATCTCGAGGAAAAATGCCAACGTTGGAGCCCGCTTATCGCAAAAGATCCCAATGATATCCTTATGCAAAAGTTCTTCCCAGATAGGGGACCGCATACACTGAGGGAATGGATTGAAGCTGGACTGATGTCTATGAGGAAAATTGACGTGCCCACGCCTGAACCTCCTATCCCCCTTGCAAGGGGTAACGAGCCAGTGCAAAAGTATGGGCGCGGCGTTGAAATTGACCTCTCTAGAACACAATGGCACGGGCCGGATGTTGATCTGAATGCTCTCACGATAAAAGAGCAGCTTCACAACAGTTTTACGCCTATGGCTTTTCTCAATTCAAAATGTCCATGTGGATGTGGACGATTTAGATAAAAGATGTTCCTGTGGAACAAAATAATACAAGATGAAAATCACGGGCAATATAGTACTTTGTCCGTGATATTTCATATTACTCAATCGTATTCATAACTGAACAATACTATTTGTCCCTCTTTCCGACTAGTGAGCACTTATCAAAGTGCTGTATAATACAAGAGAGTAGTGGTATTGTTTGGATTATTTTGGTGCAGTTTGAGACAAGTTCGAAAGGAAAAATTTCATGCCAGAAGACGAAAGAGGTATTGAGTACGCTCTTCATAATGGAAGGGAGTACTACAACTGGACCAACGGCGCAAAGTACGTTGGTATGACTGATACTGGATTTAGAAGAAGGGTAAAAAAGCTGAAAGCAGAAAGCGGAATAGCTATTCCGCTTATCAAGTTGCCTATAAATCAACTAAATGTATATCACGATAAAAGAGTACTAGATATCTTTAGGAAGTCTGTTAGGATAGGGCAAGAACGGGAGTGGGAAGATGAGTTAAAACGCGTGATTGCTGAAGTTAATTCGGAAGAATAAAAAATGAACCCTCCCAATTGGGAGGGTTTTTCAATTAGCGGGTGAGTAATTTTCGGAGCATTTCTTGCTCCTCTTCATTAAATTTTATTTCTACAACAGGGGCATCTTGCCCATCTTTGTATTGTGCATAACAAATACAAGCTGGGTCATTATTGCCAGCGCTTACAAGGTCGGATAGGTTGGTTCGCAAGCCGTCTTTCTCGTAGACAAATGTTTTCTCGGTACCATTTGTTACAAATTGAGGAGATGTCATAGTAACGCTCCGATCTGTAATGTAAATGACTTTTGTTTGTGTAAATAGCCATTTACTATGAATAAATAGTAGTAATTGAAGTATGCCGAAAGTATACTTTGTACAAACAAAACATGTCAATGTTTCACAATGTGTATACACAAAGACATGTTTTGTTTGTGCATTGATCTATGCCTCAATTGCCTTAGCGTCTTTGCGGGCTTGCTTAGCGGCTTTTCTCTTTTCTATTTCAGCTTTGTGCTTGTCGATTAAATCTGAAGCTTCCCCTCGTTTCATCTCTAAATTGAAGGTAATTTTCTTCCGTTTCATCATCTTTATTTGACTTTCAGAAATGGGTTTATTTCTCCAAGGCGACGAGGGATCGACTAGGGAAATACCTCGAGGTTCAGACATTATTTTACGCGCGGCTTTCTCTGCCTCTTGCTGTGCCCAGTCGATTGGGAGTGGACTATCAATAAGCTTCTGCGCTTTGTCGTGAGGACCATTGTAAGGCGCTCGTTTGAGCTGGACATAATAGCTATCGGGTTGGTTAGTAGAAGGTGTAAGGGCTATCTTATGTTTCTCTGGCCCTATCTCCAGAAGATAGACACCGTTTGGAAGTTCCTTCCACTCCAGCTTCTCAAAAAGATCAATGTGAATATCTTTTAATCTTTTCTCCTTTAATTTCCTGACTTGGATTTCTCTCTCTTCAGATTCGAGCTTCTCACGTTCGAGAGCTTCTAGCAGTGTCTCTTGATCATTGATGTGCTTGACAATGGCCTTGCGCAAGTTTTGAGGGGATAATCTGTGATTGAGGCAGTTGTCAGTCACGTCTATCAATGTGGCGTGCTGCTTCCCTGGTGACTTGCGCAAGATGCGCCCAAACTGCTGAACATACAGACTTCTTGACTGTGTAGGTCGGGCCATGATTGCTACTTCACATCTTGGACTATCCCATCCTTCTGTGAGCACCATGACGTTTGTGAGGATTTTTATCTTCCCAGTTTCAAAGTCATGGTAGATTTGTTTTCGTTTGTCGAGCGGCGTGTTCCCTTCAATAATGGCAGCTGGTATTTCAGCCTCATTGAACGTTTGGGCAAGCGCTTCAGCGTGGGCAACAGTCACACAAAAAGCAACTGCCCTTTTCCCGTCAACATGCTCCTGATATTTCTGAACGATAAGATTGTTACGGGCCGGAGTGTTAACCGCATCGTTCAATTCTCCCTCGTTAAAATCTCCCATCGAAGATTTTACGTTGTCGAGACTGATGTGGGTTTGAATGGCAACGGCTTTAAAATTGCAGAGATAACCTTGCTCCACAAGATCAATGATTCCGGCCTGATAGAGCGGCTTTTTCCCGTTGGTGATATCTTTCTTGTCGAGCCTATCAGGAGTCGCCGTTACGCCCAACTTGAAAGCATTAGGAAGGACTTTTAAAACTTCTTGATAAGATCGACTCGCCATATGATGCGCTTCGTCTATAACAACAAGCCCATAGCCGATCTCTTGCAACTTTTTGAGATGCTCAGGTCTACAGATGGTAGCAACACTAGCTACTGTAACCTGTCCGCCATATTCATGTACTCCACTCCCAACCTTTCCAATGATGGCAGTTGGATCTATCATGTGATACTTGTCCGCAGCTTGCGATAATAACTCGTCTCTGTGAGCTACGATCAGGATATTCATCCCATATTTCTTATTTAACTTGTGCCCGATATGACTGAATATTATTGTCTTACCCGCGCCCGTAGCTAAGACAAGAAATTCAAATCCGCTTCTATCTTTCTCAAATGCTTCAAGAACGAGCCTCACGCACTCTTCTTGATAAGGTCTTAACTCTATCATTTAAATCTCCTTATAGCAGAAGGGAGAAAGTATCAAGATCTGCCTCTGCTTAGTTTTTTCTTTTTTGTCTTACGTCGTTTGCTTTTGCTCCTTTTCTCGATTCGAGGAACCGATCAAATTCGCTATTTTCTACGGTGTATCTGTTTTTAATAAATGAGGCACTTATTTCTCCGTTCCTAATCAAACGGAGTACGGATATATCATTCTTATATCCGAGTTGCTCTCTCATCTGTTTCACTGTCAATTTATCTTCTACAGTAGTATTCAAGTTCTCTCTCCTTTCGCCCATACCACCTTGCAAGGGGGATAGGGCATACATGGTCACCACTTCCAATACTGTACCATACTTATTATGAATAGTCAATAATTTACCAATATTTTCAAACATGTCCAATACTCTTGACAAGCTTTCCACAATGATCTATACTATCCACCAGTGAAGGTTGTGCGGGGGATTTTTGAAAGCGCATAGTGTTCCTTCTCCCTCGCACCCACTAATTTAAAAGACCTAGCCATGTCTAGGCAAAAGAAAGAGGATTTTTACATGTTACGAACTGCTAATTCAATGGATGTTATCGCAAGTGAAATGAGACGGGCAAAAGAAGCCGCTGAAAATGCTAAGAAAGCAAAGGAAGGTGGCAACAAGAAACCTTTGTTCCTGTGGCTCAAACCAGGACACAAAGCGTTAATCCGGCCACTCTATCAGATGCAAAACACAATTACTTTGTCTAGGCATTCCAAGTGGAATAAGGACAGAGATTTAAACATCAATGCCATTTGCGCATCTGAGATCAACAAGCCTTGCCTTTATTGCGAAATGGCAAAAGAGGACAAGAAGCTCAAACCTAACGCGACAATTTACTTGCCTGTGTTTGTCTATCAGATCACTGATGAGGATGGAAAAATTGTTACGTATGAAGAGACTCAGGAGGATAAATCCAAGATAATAAAAGAAGTCAAGAATACCGTGCGACTTCTAGAGTTATCTGCATTTGGGATTATCGGTGATGTGTTACAGTACTTCTGGAAATTTCCACTTGATCCTGACAATTGCCAAATCAATGAATGCGACTTCTCCATAGAACAGGTTGGAGAGGGACAGGGTAAAAAATTCATAACCATGCATAAAAACCCTAAGCCTATGCATGATCGGATCAAGGCTATAGCTACTCAGGTGACTGAAGAGGAAATGTTCAATCGGATCGTTGCATTTTGCCCTCCCAAAGTTGCTGAAGATAATTCAGATCCGTTTGGAGATACCCCAAAGAAGACTGATCCAGCTATAGCGGCTGTTGTGCAAGGTGTGGAAAACGGACAAGTAGTAGAAGATGACGACACAATCGAAACGTGGTAGTTTTTGTAGTTTGGGCAAGAAGAGAGAATAACTTCTTGCCCTTTCTTTTTAAGAAGGGATAGATCATGGCAAAATTTAAAACGTCAAAAGTTGGCGGTGCATCAAGAACGAATAGAGAATCAAGTTGGAGTACGGAGAAAAAATTCTCCTATCGATCTCGAGATGAATTAATTGAGAGAAAGAAAGAGCTTCTGAAAAAGAAAAAGGAGAACTCATGAATCTACGCACTGTCGCCGCGCTTTTCAAAGAGGATGTTCTCCAAATGTTCAACCGATGGAATGAGGACAAGCCGCTCCGCACTGGTTTTCCTCACGCATCGAACATTCTAGCCCCGGATCACAGTTTTTGCATGAGGCAATTGGTCCTTGCCGCTCACTACCCTGATGAAATGACGCGGCCAGCTACCAAGAACTGGGATACAGAAGTTAATGCCCGTTTTAAGCACGGATGGGTACTCCACGAAAAGTACCAGGATCTTTTTTTAAAGTACGGGAAAGTCGTGTATTTCAACAATAACCATGACACTCCTGAATTAGATTACTCTCATTTTGACGAAACGAGACTTCTTTGGTTTTCACCGGACGCAATCCTCGAGGTCTGCGGTGAGCAGATGGTAGTCGAGATAAAGGGCTACAAAGACTCAACTTTTGCAGCTTTTAATGAAGCTGATGAAGCTCCTTCAGATGCACACAACCAAGTCAACTTGTACATGCATTTATTGGGATTGAAGCACGGCTTGATCCTGGTAGAAAACAAGGATAACCAGAAGATTAAGGTATGGTGTGTGGAGTATGATAAAGAGCTTGTACAGCCCTATCTGGATAGGATTAGACAGTTTCGCGTAGCGCTCCACAAACTGGAGACAAAGCAAGAATTGCCTAAGCGGATATGTAAGACAGAGCGAGATAGAAATGCTGAAAAATGCCTGAGTTGTCAATGTTGCTTTAGTAAGAAAGGATAGAACGAGATGCTAGACGGTATTCATTTCTCTGAAGAGGATTACGCTTCAATTGAAGCATGTACAACATGGGCAAAAGCTTTGTATGCCAAGGGAGATCGTAAAGGAGGGCGGCTTGCTAGCGTACAAGCTGGGAAAATTATTAACAGAAGTGCCCTTCAAACATTGGAACGTCGTGATTTTGAACCTGATGAGCAGATTGCTTTCTTGGATCTTCCAGATGGCGAAACAGAGGCAAAAGGCGTTAGAGTTAATACTCACTTGATTGTTGAATCTGAGTTGTATAAAGATATCTTGGAAGTACTTCAGAAGCATCAATAGAAAGGATAGAACACAATGCCTAGAAGATCATTTGTACGCAAAGGTGGAAAACTGGAGATTAAAGCGATAGTGAAGCAGGATAATGATATGCCAACGTTGGACAACGGACGTTTGATTGTTTCTGATCATCAACACAAGGGTTATTCTATCCTTATAGAGGATTTACGTTCAATTATTGAAAAGAGTACATGTGCGTTTATCCGTGAGTATATTCCTGGTGAATTTGAAGGTTTTAAGCTTCCAAGTGACTTAAAGCTCAGAGAAATCACACACACGTTTGTGGTGATTGGTGATCCCGAGTCTCATGTTGAATGTCATCTCATGCCACTTGGAACAACATTTAAAGCGGTTTGCTTTACTATTGAAGAGGGCATGCCAACACTAGCTCGTATTCCACTTTTACCAGAACAGGTAGACGTTTTGAAGCAAGCAGGAGAGAAGGAATAATGGAGATTGAAAAACATGAAGCACCTGGTGAAACACCACTTCTTAAATTTTCTGATCAGACAAGAAGTGATTTACGTTTATGGGTAGAAGATCATTCAGTACTAGGAAAGGGTATAAAACTTTTATACCTTGATACTGATAGCGACTACTTTAAACTCTTGCAAGAAGACATGAAATCTCTTCTGCCCTACTTGCAAGCTTTTGCAGAGACGGGCACGCTCGAACCTGCTACAGAGTCCCCCTTGCAAGGGGAGGAGGAGAGAATTAACGCGATTGCCAAAGCTTCTGCTAAACGCGTTTTAGATATCATTGAAGCACAAAATAAGCGCATTGAAGCACTTCAAAATCTGGTGAGGGAGTGGTTAACAACTGTTGGTGAAAATGAATTTCAGGGTCTTCAAGAGCAAACCGCCCAACTTTTAGGAGAGGAGTCCCAACCATGAACCCTCAAGATCTCTACCACGCCGTTCAGCAAGGTTGGAATCCTCACCAGTTTTTGATGTACATGCACAGAGTAAATACAGGGAGCTTGTTATTGAGTGACATTAAACGTGAGGAGGAAATGAAAAGAAGAGAACAACGGAAAATCAATCTGAGCAATCAAAGGACTACCTTGATTCCGATTGTAAAGCCTGATCCAATTGAGAAGTCCCCGCCTTTCTTCTGGAAGGACGAGAACGGGCGGATGTGTTTGAAGATCTCAGACATCTACGCCTCAACCGCAGATCTTATAGAAGAGGCTGTGGAGTTGTTCTACCAACATACACAGGCCTATCCTGTGGATATTGTGCTCTCTCCCTTCAGAGTGCCTGAATCACGTTTGAGTCACTACTATCACAAGAGCGGAATACGCATTCCTTATCAGTATGACACAACACATCACGTTGACTATGATGTGTTGTGTAAGGGATTAGGAGGAGGTGTGTCATGGATATTGTAAATGCCAGTAACGTGTACATTGTGATAGTTGGACTGTGTATTGTTGTCGTTTTGTTGGCTGCTATTGGAGTATGGATGCAGGACAGGCTACCGTAGGATCTGCCCAACATGCCCTAGCAGACTCCCAAGCAGTATGGAAATGATCATAAAGGTATAAAACGCCATGGATCCGACGATAATGATACAAAGTGCAGACATGGATATCAGAAGTGGCATCCATGAAGAGTGTACATTCAATCGCGGTAGCCTCATCCCTTGCAAGGGGGTAGGCTGTGGAGCTTCCGGCACAGATGGCAATGTGACAATTGGAACAACTTCAGTGTCCATCTTAGACAAGGCGGTGGATACGGTTTGTTTATCGAATGGTAGAGCGCTTTTAATTTGTAGTGCCATAGCTTGCTCCGGTGGGCATTTATGGCTAGTATACACCACTATATAAAGTAGTGACAACAGGAAAGGAATCACAATGTTAATCTTAAAACGCAAAGTTGGTGAGGCTTTTATCATCGATGGTGACATCAAAGTTACCATCTTTGCAATCATTGATGGGAGAGTTAAGCTTGGGATTGAAGCACCTGATGATGTGCATATTGTTCGTGAGGAGATAGCAGATCAGTATCAGGAGGAAGTCAATGTTTAAAGATCAAATTGAAGCAGGTGCAAAACTGCTAGAAGATAAAATTGGTCCTGTATGGTTGGAAAGACAAGATCTTGAAAAGCTTGATTTGAGTGATACATGCAATTGTATTGTAGGTCAAGCTTGTCCTGATAAATCGTATCTATGGGCATTGATGGATTTACTTGAGGATCGTACCGATGAGGTTATTGATACATCAATTGCATATGGATTTGCAACTGAGGATGGGCGGAATTATCCAGAGTTGACACAGGAATGGAAGCATCTCATCACCGAACGGAGGGAACAAAAGAATGTACTCATATGAGATTGGTGATCCAAGTTCCCAAACAGATGAAGATGCTATGAAGTGGTTGGAAGGTTATCCAGAGTCAGCACTTGCACTCTATAATCTGTATAGAGGCGAAGGATATCGGTTAGATGTGGTAGAAGCATTCAAGAGAACACTAGAAGCATGTATTCCCGAAACACTAAAAGCAAAGGAATAACCCCTCGCAAGGGGATACTTGAGGGCAGTCACATCAACGACTGCCCTCTTTTTTATTGTGTTATACTTTTCTTACCATTTTTCTACAAGAAGTCCTGGTGACTGTGGCAATTATCCATATGTGAGCATGGAGGACACGCTTGCAAGCCACAGTTGTTAGGATTTTTTATGTCCATTTTTAAATTTGCTTCTGAGTCGCAAATAGAGGCATTTCTCCAATTTTTTAGAGAGAGGTAAAATCCTATGTCTTTTCCTATCAAGGGCCGTTCTCGGCCTTCTCAGAGCGACAGAAATAGCTTGTAACGGTGGAAAGTATTGGGCAAATTGGAAATTGAGTGTGCAATATTTATCAGTTTTGAAATTGGACATAAATTGCCTCAATAACTCCTTGACATTAATGTCAGTAAATGTTATGATACTTGTAGATGAGAAAACGTTAGCCGAAAGGGAAAAAGGAAATGGAAACTACTACAGAGAAAACAGTACGGGTTATTTGGAAATGCAGATATACAAAATGCAAGCATGTATGGGCATATGATTATCAGCTTGATAGCAGAAATGATGAGTATCGTATTCTTGAAGACGGTTCAAAGCGCTATCTCTCCAGTGATCACATGAATGAACTTCGTTGCCCAAAGTGTACCTGCACTCTCCCAAATGGCACTAAAGTTCATGGGACTTATAATGCAGGGCATAAATGCAACAAGCGTTGCTCTAGCGCAAAGGGTGACAATTGCGATTGTAGCTGTGGTGGAAAGCTTCACGGATCTGATTATTTAGTGTAGTTAGTAAAGGGGAGGGATATCCCTCCCCTAGTCGAAAGGATGGAAACAATGGAAAACAAGGATGATCGCATTAAGACGCTTGAAAGATTGCTAAAGCAGTGGCAGAGATTTCATGAAGTTCCTGATGAGCTTCTAGATTTAGAGATGCTCGATAACTTAGGTAAGCTTAAAAAGGAAACAGAGCGGATTGTAGGGAAAGTTGAAAATATGCGTGAGGTTATAGCAATCTTAGAAAAGGAGTCCTAGCATGGAACCAAAGAAAAAGGGACGCCCATCTCAAGACAAGGTGTGGCTTTCCTTTTCCTTGAGTCGGAATGTTGCTGAGTACATCAAAAATCTTCCTGACGGGGAAAGAAGCAAGTTTGTAAACGATATCCTCGCAATGGGGATAGCAGAGAATGACCGCATAAAAGTTCTTGAAGATCTCTTAGTGGAATGGTGTGAAATGGCAGATGGAAATGTGTATCCGGGAGATCTTGAGGCAATTCGCAAAGAAACCATTGCAAAATTGGAAGAACGAAACCAATAAGTATCTAGGGCAGTTCCACAACTGCCCTTTCTTTTTGTCTAAATTCCCAAATATTGAGAGCTACTGGCATTAGGTCGGACGTGAGTGTATTTAGCTGTTGTCTCCATGGATTTGTGCCCTAGCGTGTCCTGTACTAGGGTTATTGGAGCGCCCCTTTCTAGGGCATGGGTAGCGTGGGCATGCCTCATCCAGTGAGGCGAAACCTTATCATTAATTCCCGCCCGCTTTGCAGCACTAGCTACAATCCGATGGATAGCGCTCTCATCTAGTCGAGACTTGCCCTTTCTAGACTGAAACACATAATCATCAGGACCAGCTTTCTCAGTCTTCAGATTTGTAACCTCTTGCCAAGTAGCAGGATCAAGTAACACATGCCTTGTTTTCTTGCCCTTCCCAAACACGGCTATTTGACCAGCTTCATCTCGTTCTTGCAGATTACGCCATGTCAGATCACACAATTCTGATACTCTTAATCCTGCCCGATAGAGCAGTATCAAAATAGCATGGTTACGCGGGTTATTCTCCAGCGCAAACATTTTTGCTATCTGTTGCTCACTAAGTATCCGTTCAGCTAGTTTGTTTTCCAGTTTGGGCAGTTCTACAGCAGATCCTACATTTACTTGTAGATATCCTATCTTTAGGCCAAATGATAAAGCACTTTTAACACTAGCCATAATACGAGCACGCGAAGAGCGCTTTAAATGATAAAGATTATCAGTAAAACCTTGGAAATCGTCAAGCGTTAATTCACGCAAAGATTTACCAATTAAATCATATAATCTATGGATATCTAATAGATATGCCGTTTGAGTATTATCGCTCTTTCCATGCAACCATAACTTTATAAAATCTGCATCGTACGGTATGTGAATAACAAGTGTTTCACCTGTTTCTTGCATGAGTCTAACCTCATGATAGCTGATAACCAACTGCATAAACCTATCCTTTCTGATGTCTTGAACGCAAGATAATTCGTCTTATTCTGCATTCAATATACCAGAAAGGATATCCCCCTTGCAAGGGGTGGGGTACAAATGTTCAATTAGTTACACAAGAATGGACTATTTCCCTACAGTCTGCACTACCCAAAAGTCAGAAGCGAGATTACTATCCTCGAGGTATTGATAGGGCAGATAGACATATCCTTTGTCACCGAAACCACTTCCCCATGAATTCCTCACTGTGAACCGTTGTGTGCTATCATCGTAGCCAACGACTAATAACGCGTGTCCACCTAACAACTGTTCATTCTGAGATGGCATAGGTACAATTCCAGTACTGGCTACCTCTTGACTTTCGAAGCTTTGATATACTGATATTCCTATAACGAATGGAAGTCCCTGTGCTAAGCAGTTTTTCATTTGAGTCAAGTTTTGACTTACACGTTGGTAGGTAAGTGCCCTATCCTTTAGAGCATCCTTGTAGGCTTTAACTGAGGGCCTCACCGTGAATTTGCTAAGATCATAGGGCCATTCCGACTCTGGACATAGGCCATACGTGTTGATAGCTTTGATTGCATCGCGGATCGTTGCTCCACTGTCAACAAGCTTTTGATTTTTTGATCTGCTATTGAAGTATTCAAACAAGTGACTAATCACAAAGTCTGATAGCCCTTGCTTTCTCAGATCAAAGCGGAAAGCAGCTCCACTAGCAAATGAGGTACATGATCCCAGTTCTCCCTGGTCCTCTATTGGAGAGTCTTGCGGGCGCAAGTCTACCGATGAGGGTAGGACAATTCCCTCAAGAAGTTTAAATCTATGATCTCTCTGATCGCGTAAGTCAGGATTGTATCCATATCCGTGTTTAGTCAATTTGAACCTCCCATAGGCGCAATAGCGTCTACAATACTTTTTACTGTTGAATGTGTTGCCTCAAGTGCTTGTGTCTGTGTTGCAATGTACTCTGCAAACGCTCGTAAAAATTGCGAGATGACTACAACCTTGTCAGTTTGAGCGTTAGCATTTTGCACTTGATTGATGAGATTAAACCCATCCGGCGCAAACTGATTTTGCTGGATTTTTTGAATATCCTGTTGGGCATTGCGACGTTTCACCAGTTGTTGGAGAGCTGCCCCAAAGTTAGCAGGCGAAAGGCCGAGCGTTGCTAGCGCGGCTTCCGCGTCGGCTATGTCCTGTTGATCTTGCTGTAAGCTCATTTGGATTGTCCTCTGAATGGATCTTTAGTAAATCCAGGATCGATGCTTCCCCCTTGCAAGGCGGACTGACGCACAACAGTAACGGGCGTGGCTTTGTCGAGCGCCTGTACAGCAGCTTCAATAAACGAGCTAAGGACATCATCAGGAGGGATAGGAAGATTAAAAGCTTTGAAAAAGCCCTTTATTTTGACCATAGCTAACTGCTTCTTTTCCTCATCTGATATTCCTGCTGATTTTTGTTCTACATAGGCAACGGCAACTGTCGCCCAACGTTCGACGTATGTGCGTTGTTGAGCAGGAATATGGACAGCGACAATGTGATAAACGTACACAAGAACAACAATAATCTCTGGTACAAGGTATGGGATTAGGGCAACGATAATAGCGGTATTCATGATGTTTCTTCTTTCTTGTGATGAATGCGTGCTGTTGTACTATTCTTTCCTTCAGAGATATGGATCATATCTCCGTCTATCGTGATATATATACCTCTTGCTTTAAGAGCGTTATATATCGTTTCGACTATGTGTTTCATTTTTGTGTTTTCTTCTTCTGTATCCTTTATCCTTTCTTTAAGAACATCTAAATAGGTATTCATGGCATCAATAGCGTCATCCTTGGCTTGGCTCGCTATTTTCTCCGCTTTTCCTTTTGCACTTCTTGTGATGTACCAACCGTAAGCAATGATACCGAATAAAGTAAGGATTGTCCCGGGCCATCCTGATATTCCTGGAAGGTCCTTGAATATATCCATGACTACTCACTTTGAGTTGGCAACAAACATGAGTCAACTGCCAACTCTATTGACTCTTTTGAAGGAACTGCTAAATGCCATTCTTTGTATAGGTCAACAACGTGATTTACAGCGAGGTCCCGTTTCCCAGGGTTATCTTTGTAGCGTTTTTCCGCAGCTCGCACCGCTATCCTTGCAGATGTTTCAAGCCTATCCGCCGGATTCTCAGGGATCTTCTGTATCCGCTTCCTATCGAATATGAGCCACATTCCCCCTACAAACACAACTGTAGTAACAAATTGCATGATGGTTTGTGCCCAATTCATATTCTTGCTCCTAAGTCAATAAGCCATGCAAAAAAGAAAAACAAGGCAATAATGACACAAAGCACAAAGAAAAGCCATCTATAAGCATTAGATGGACGAAATGTGCTATCGCTATAGATGGCGAATATCACAAAAAATGCAAAATCAATTAAGGCAATTCCAAATCCATGCGGTAAGCTCATTTCAATCTCCTTATTGAACTTGAACTAATTTCATAATCAAGTCAACATCGTCTTGGATTTGCTTTGTTAATGCTCCAATCTTCCCTAGATTTGAAGATGCTAGGAGAGCTTTTAAGGCTGTTATCTCCCCTTGCAAGGTGGATATCTGGTTTGTAAGCCCAGCGTTTTCAACTGCCAACTGAGCAACTCGAATGTCCATCCCAAGCCCCTCGTCAATGTGGAGCAAGTACACATTATCTTTCTCCGCGCCAGGTGGATTGTCAATCGTGTGGGGAAGATTGGGATCGTAGCAGACAACTCCGCGCTCGAACCGTTGATAGACAACACCAGGACGATTTGGGACTGATGTTTCATTTGATGTGGGCAAGCCCAAGAATTCTAACCCACACAGGCCTCGCCCCCCAAAGCTCCGGTAGAAGTTGAGGATGGCAAACCCAACGAGGAATCCGTTACCTTTGCATTTCCAAATGGTATCTGAACCTTCGAAGTGACTGGCAACAGTGCCATTAGTTAAATCAATTGTCACGATAGTTTCCTCCGGTGATGGTTCTTTTCCTAAAAAAATGTTTGCGTCAACTACCCCTGGTATCCCAGGAATGCTAGCCTTATCGGTGTACTGCACGAAATCATATTGCGACCAGGGAGCCGGAACTGGCGGACGTTCATCTGGTGTAAATTGCCAGTTTGCTACCCATAGCCGATATTTCTTGAGTCGTGTATCCTGTAATCTCGCAAGAATGTAGGCGCTACTTGCATAGATCCCTGGAAGATTACCGCTATAATTGCTTTCTTGCTGAGCAAGCCACGCGTAGGCCCAGGCTCCTGTTGCTTGGACAGCGTTTACTTCAAGATCAAGTATGATCCGATCATTGGGTCGAACGTTGCCCACAACACTCCGTTGCCAGTTGGCTTCAGCATCGGCACTATTGCCAAGGTCAGGCCGACCAAAGTGATAGTAGTAAATTTCATTGATACCTGCCGCTAAAGCCTTCGCTCGATTCGTGTGAAAGAGAGGATCGGTAAACCCAGTTCCTTCACTCGACTTTATTGCAACCCTTGCAATTCCATCCCATTGCCTTGCCCAATTGACATAAGCAATAAAATCGATGTTGCCTTGATAGACCGATATGTCGACAAATTGCGGTGTTGTCATAATTCGTTTTCCTCCATATTTTCAATGTAGGCTAAACTTTCCATTATCTTTTCATAAATCTTCTCATGAAGGGCCATTTCCTTCTTTTTGCTCATTGAATTTTCAATCGGGATACAAATCACGCAATCCATTGAAAACTCTGATGATGATGTATCTTCGATTTTTAAATGAAGATCAGGATAACATTCGTCAAGCAATGCTTGCATAAGAGGCAATTTTGTTAGCCTCATACTATCACAAGATTTTTGCAACACATTCTTGGCATTCTCGAAATCGATACGAGACTCTCTGTAAGCAATCATTAATTCTTTCTCTATCATCGCTTTCACCTCCTTGGTGAATAGTATAGCCTATTTTTGTAAATACTCACACGCCCGATGGTAAGGGCAAAATATCTTGGTGAATAGTATCCGATATGTTGCAAAATACACGATAGTATGGTACAATAAGCTCCTAAACATGGTTTTGCCCCCGCGTTGCTGAAACAACCGGAGGCATGGATACACCTTATAGGAGATGTACCGTGAATACCTTACCACCTTTTCCTCAAGACAACAACCCCATCTTAAAAAAGTGTTCCCAATGCCCAAATTCCTATCCTGCCACCACTGAATATTTTTCCAGGCAGAGCAGAGCGAAAGATGGGCTTCGGCCAGCATGCAAAGTATGCACAAGAGCAGATGCAAAAATATCCAATGCCGCCCGCGCAAATGAGAGAAGTCAATACTATCAAGATCACAAAAAACAAATAACTGAGTATAAAAAAAAGTGGCAAAAAGAAAAAAAAGAACAAATAAGAAAGCAAAGAAAAGGATATACAGAAGAACATAAGAATGAAAAAAGTGAATATGATAAAGAATACTATAGCCAGAACAAGGAAAGAGTAAACAAACGGAATAGAGCATATTTCCAAACTGAGAAGGGTAGGATAGTAGACAAAGCTCATCAACATAGACGGAGGTCACAAAAGAAAGCTGTTGGAGGTTTTTATACTGCTCAACAGCTTCAAGATCAGCTAAAACGTCAAAAGTCAAGATGTTATTGGTGTCGCAAAAAGTTAATGAAGGGCAAAGGATCATGGCACGCAGATCATATTGTACCTCTTTCAAAATGCGGGAATAACTCCATTGATAATATTGTGATAGCGTGCCCTTCATGCAATTTAAAAAAAGGTGCCAAGCTTGTACATGAATGGGCTGAAAGCGGTAGGCTTCTCTAAAGTTCATCATACATTAAACTCCAGCAGGTAAAGGTAGGATAACCAGAACCTTCGGGTTGCCAGTAGAGTCGTCTACATGCACTGGTAACCCATTTTTTGTTATTGTGATCCAAATTTCCCACGAGCCCGCCGTATCCACATCTCCAGATTGGAATGCATAAGAAGCTTTTCCGTTATTGTTAGAGTCTATTATCCAAGCGCCGTTACATGTCTTTATGGTATTGGTAACAGCATTAAACAATTTCATAGTGATAGTAGCGCCTAGTATCTGCATAAATCCATTTTTATGCGCAACATAGATACTAAAAGGATTTCCAGTATCACCCACAAAAATAGGGCTAAAATCGTCTACAGGTATCACTGTTGCCATTTTATTTACTCCTCATGTAGTGTTATATTGCCTGAACGTGTAAATATTTCTACATTTCCTTCTCTTGTGTTTACTTCAACATTGCCTGAACGTGTGAACACGTTCGTGTTGCCTTGCCTGGTAAAGACTTCCACATTCCCACCTCGCGCATACAGCACAATATTTGTGGAGGGAAAGACTGATACTGTACCGATGTCCGCGAGCTGAACGCTTTCAGTGATCTTAGTTGACCCAACTAGCGAGACCGACTCCGACAAGAGCACGCTATCAGGAGGTGCAATAAAAATGTGCGCTCCACCCGCTTCAAGCTGTACAAGTTCGGAGAGCAACACGCTATCAGTCGCTTGCAATCTTCCTTGCAAGGATGATTGTTCGAAGAGTTGGGCAAGATCTTGCGATTGAACCGCGCCGACTAACTGGAGAAGTTCAGAAAGCGATACTTGATCGGCTACAATCACCATTCCCCCTTGCAAGGTGGATAGGTCAGAGAGTTGGGTGCTCTCTGTTGATTGTGTTGATCCAGACACGGCGTATTGTTCAGATAGCGACACGCTATCAGGTGGCGCAATGAAAACGGTAGCAGTAAGATAAGAAACCGTCTCTCCTAGCGATACGGAGTCGGAGCTTTTGACTTGTCCAATATGAGAATCATTCTCACTTATTTGAACGCTCTCAACATTGGCAGGTTGGCCCGTCTGAGAATTAGTATCTCCTGGTAAAACATTCTCAGATGCTATTTGAGTTGTGCCCGCAAGTTTTATAAGATCGGAAATAGACGCGCTATCAATGCTCTGCATTCCCCCTTGCAAGGTGGCTTGATCGGATGGAAGGGCATTTTCAGATGCTACTGAAGTGATTCCTAACAGGTTTGTTTGATCTGAGATTTGGGCAAGATCGGTGGATGACAAACTGCCCAAAACTGCAGTAACATTTTCTCCTGGTTGTACCGTCGCGTCTATAATCGATGGCTTACCCGTGATAAGTGTTGACTCGCCCAAACTTGCAGACTCCGGAGCTTGTGTGCTACCCCCTTGCAAGGTGTATTGTTCGATTACCGAAACGCTATCAACGGACGACGATTGCCCTATGAATGTAGGTGTACTTTCCCCCAGCGACACATTCTCAGATGCTATCGTCGTCGCGCCGGACAGCGCATTTAGATCTGTTAGAGATACACTATCAGTAGACGATGGCTTGCCTGTAAGTGCAGGTGTATTCTCTCCAGGTTGAGCACTTTCAGATGCTATGGTAGTTATCCCTAACAAACTTGTTTGGTCAATCAAGCTCACGCTATCGGTATTCTGGAAAGCTCCTAGCATTGAATTGAGCACCTCGGATACCGACACGTTATCGGTAGACATGGGTAAGCCTGATGGCAATGTTAACTCTCCCAAGCTCACATTCTCAGATGCTATTGTCGCTTTTCCTACCAATGAACTTAGATCAAGTACTGATACAGAGTCAATCGTTGATGGCTTACCTACCATTGACGTTGTCACCTCTGAAAGAGAACTTGACTCATTCCCTGACCACAGATTGACGATTGAAAATACTTCTGAAAGTGACACTGACTCAGAAGGAGCGGTAAATGTATTGGTCACACCAGCGGTAAACGTTGATGTGGTAACCTGCATGTCACTGGCAACACCTGCTGTTGCGCTATTCGACTCAAAAATGATAGGCAATATAGCTTGAACGGTATCATTTAGCCATAGATCAACATATAATAAATCAGATGATGCAAATGTAATTGTTGCCATAGATGTAGAAGCAAAACTATACGTTGTTTTAGAATTACTTGTAACACTAGCGTTTATAGTCCCGATAGATGTATAGGTTCCACTTGAATAGCGAAAAAAACGTATGGTAAGTGTTGACGTATTGTCACCTGTGAATGTGACACTGGCTGACCAGTTGCCAGTTGCAAACGAACCACTCCCAGGAGCCGATGTAACCCAACCTTTACTACTAGGAGTTGCAGGGATTGCCGTAACTGTTGCGATAGTGCCACCTTGTGACAAGATCTCATTAAAGGCATTTGTCCCTGTCGGTGTCGTTGTTTTGCTGGTTTCAGTACCGCCTGTGGCTGACGACATTGTACAGGCGGTAGAGATTGTACCATTGGCGACGGAACTCCCATAATAAACAGTCAAGCTACATCACTCCAAGCACATTTTGAATGTTTGTGATCATGTCAGTAGCATTAGCCGGAAGAGTTCCGCCTGATAGTTGGCTAAACCTCCCAAGGTCGTTTACAAAAGCGGTGATAGCTGTCTGGTCTGCCGCTGTGATCCCGAGGCCTGTCATCACAGCGGGCGTGAGCTGCTGGTTATAGGCTTGATACCTCTGTTTCGCCCACGCAATGGTTGTCCTCCACTGCTGTAAATCATTCTGAAGCGAAACAGTCAAATGTGTTTGATCAATTGGAATAAATGCCATCTTTTATTTCTCCTGTATAGTACTAAAGTACTAAGATTTCTCTGTAAGCGTCAAAGTTTCATTTGTGCTCGAATTCAAGACAAATCCAGGTATAACTATATGCGATGCGGTTGTACCTGTACCGATTGTTGCGTTATTTGATGTGTACGCTTCTGTGTATGTACCTGCATTGCCCGATGTGCCCGTTATCGTGCCTACAATTACTACATTTCTATTGCCTAATCCAGTTGTGGCATTGTAGGTGAAAGCACCTGCTGATAATGCCCCGGAGTCAACCGTACCAGAAACCGAGGAGGGGTTGTCAGTGACACTGGGAATAGCGCAAATGTCAGTCCCAATTGGGAAGTTAACAGCGGGGGTAAAGCTCACAACCGTCAAGGTTGTATTTCCTGCACTAGCTGTTGCATTCAGTGTTATCGTTGTTGGATTAGCGCCGTTGTAACCCAATGTCATCGTGCTACCATTTGCAAGCCCATTGACAAGCGCTTGGACAGAGAGTGATGTGGTAGCAGACGTACCTGATGCAACGGAAAGTTTCGCCGCGAATCCATTGGGTGAAACGACAATGTGACTCATGATGGCAATAGCTGAACCTGCACTATTCCACAGGTTCTTGAGCATCGATATGCCGCCGTTGTCTGTTATAACGTTGTGATGACATGAACGCTCGTAAAGTTCGCCTGTGTTCGCGTCCCAGTTCTCAAGTTGCCAGATACACTGGTGTGGAGCAGCACGATAGATGACTTCATCAAGTGTTATGGGCTTCCTTTTGTTGCGCCAATATCCTGGGACCGCGATATATTTGTACTCTGGAAGATGACGCCCTGCTCGAAGCGTTTTCGCCTTCCACTCTTCTAATTTCCGCCTATCGTCAGCGATCTCACTAGGTAAAATGATATTTGCCATTGAATGTCTTCTTTCTCCCCTTGCAAGGGGGAATTAACTGAATGATTGTAAAAGTGTCTTTTGCCAACTTCCGAGCGATGGCCCTTCTAAAAGTGTTAAAGACCAATAGTAGAGCATAGACACTTGATTTCCTACAAGGGTTATTTCAGGCTTTAAATCCATTGCAGTGATGAGCATGGATGCATCATTGATTCCCAGTTCAGGGACAAAAACAGGAATGTATTGGCCGACTGATAATCCGGTTCGATTGGTCATGCAGAGGAACGTTCGGCCTATCACTCCAAATCTTTGGAGCAAGCCATCCCCATAAGATTGCGCCGCCGCTACAGTAAGATTTTGAGATGACACGTCCTCCACAACCTCCACAATGCCCGCGCCTCCGGTGAGTGCCGCGTACCCCGCCTGTGTGGTGGTCCCTGGAAAACCGCCCGTATTGTTGCGAACGACCTCAGTAGTCCCTTGGCCCACATAGCCAATTGTGAAGCTGTCCACGAATGGCTGTAAAAGTGTCCCTGATGCGTCTTGTGCAAGAGATGTTGAGCCATAAGCAAAGTAGAAGTCCTTTCCGCTATCAATGCCCTTTTGCCCAATAGTTCTTGGTTGGTTATTGACCGTGATAGTTGGGATACCGCTTGCAACAGGGAATTCAAGGGACCAGGAGGTAGAACTTCCGTCACCAGGATGCTTCTCCTGGACGAGTTGGGTGTTGATCACCCCTTTGAGTATCATCCGGTTACGGTATAAATCCCCTGAATTCTCGACTGAAAGCGTGCTAGGGCTTGCATCGTCAGTAAAAAGAATGTCATTCGATGTAAGTATCCAAGGGGCGGGTTGTGCTACACGCGCCCCGAAGAGCGCTTTTTTGTTTGGGTCAATTTGCCAATAGTAGTCCGATTTCTTGCTCAAATCATCTGCATTAGAAGAGAAAAGCGTCCGTCTGTAGTCAGCAGTTGGAATATATGCGCCTAGTCCAATATTTGGATGCAGTGCCGCGAGCGTCAGATTTGTTACTTGCGGAGTTGATATTGGGTCAATTGAATTGAGAGTTATTCGTGTAAAAGCGTTGACTCCTGACAAACTTTGCCCTTGCGGTTGAATGCGGATGTTGTAGAAATGGGCAGTACCGGACGCTTCAATGAGCCCTGCTTTTCCTGGTCCAGCTAAGCTGCTATCAGTCGTATTGATCAAGGTATTGATATTGTCATCCATGTACACTTTTATGCTTGTCCCCACCATCAGCACATGAAATCTATGAAGCGTTCCTCTTATAAATGAGATTGCAACATTCGAACCGATCTGTGTTTTGACATTCGCGACGACTTTGTAAAGCTGAATGACATTCGTTAAACCAGCGTTGCTCGAGCTATCATAAATGTCCAGTCCATAGAAATTAGAAGCGTCCTGTTGTCTCCAAACAAGACCGCCGCGATCAAGCTGGTCCGTGTCCACAATGAGATCGATATCTTTATTGGAGTTAATGGGTTGGGCTATCAATGGTCCTACAGAGTAGAAGCTATTCGGATTTGATTGATTGTTGTACTCAGTTCCCAACCATCCAGGAGTGCGAACAATATTAGAATAATGCACCTCATCGATATCCCCTTGAAAGAATCCGGTTATCCAAGCTTTCCCACCTATCCTGAGTGGATTCGTTACGGCCTGTGGTGTGACGCTACTTTGCGAGGAGTCCTGCACGCCGTTGATGTACATGATAACAGTGCTCGAGCTATAGGTTACGGCAACGTGGGTCCACTGGTTAAGCGGTATCGTTGCAGTTGAAAACTTGTCTTGTGATCCCGCAGGCCACCACCATAACCGACCTGTGGTGTCTATACCTATGATATAGCCGTTCATTCCTCCGTCTTCATTGCGGTCGATGATAGTAGCTCCATAGCTACCAAAGGCACTAGCAAACGACGCTTGGTTAAAGGCCGAGGGATTAATCCAGAAACTATAGGTAAGTGTGGTCACCGTATCAAGTGAGGCCGCGTTGGGCACATTCACATAATCCGAAGTCCCATTATAGGAAAGAGAGCGCCCAATCTGCCCACTCACAGTTAAAGCATTGGTGTTTTGTTGCGACGCCCCATCATTTGCATTAGAAGTGCTATCGTTGACAAGTGTGCTTGCTGCATTGTCATAGGCATGCATGACAAGCTTGAAATTGCTATCCCATACGCTTGTAACAGCTTCTTGCGATGTGCTTATTGATGCATTCCCAAAGTACATGTAAAATACAGTGTCAACCGTGTGAGATACCGTTGCGATGTTTACCCACATCACAATCTCGCCTAAGACAGGATCGTAACTTTCTATCTCAAAAGAGAGTGATCCTGACTCTGCACTATTTACAAAAATAATGTCAAAGCCATTGATATTATTGACAAGCCCACGATTGGCCACATTTGCCAAGTTTGGATCTATGATGTGAACAAGAACTGGAAAACTTGATAAGTCAGATCCGCCCACAACCTGAGTATGGTCAATTGTCAATTTCTTTTTATATCCATAGCCTGTCGAGAACCACACGGGACTTGAGAGTTGCATGTCATTGGTCCCGCCGCTAGCAGTAACTCTTGAGCTGGCAGTATCCCACGTCCAAGTACCCGCAACCCCACCTGTCCTCTGGAGATGAACATAGTTGAGATGGTCATCCGCGTCAAATGTGTCGAGCAAAGGCAAAGGTTGTCCGGTGATTCCGGCGATTGCAGATCCATTATTGACATTAGTCCAAGATCCTGTACCCGTTGGACTTGTGGCTACAGTTACGCTTGTACCAGGTGGGGTTATCGCACTCCAGTTTGTTACCGTGTTGCCAGCAATAAGGGCATTGGCAAGGGATAGCGCGGGCGAGATACGTGTGCCGGAGCTTGAAAACCCGCCCAACACATAGGCCGTCAAATATTGGATCATAGGTAAAACTGTTGAGGAATTGGCACTGAAATTGACTTGGAATAAAACGCTAATTCCAGATAGTGATTGACCTTGTGTCAAGTTTGGAATAGGACCGCCATTGGTACACAACTGCCAAGTGGAGCCACCGTTAATTGAACTTTGAACTGTGTTCGCAACTTGACTTGGATCAGTACTCACATCCAGCCACTGGACAATACTGTTGAGATAGGTTGACGCGCCCGTCAAGCTTACAGATTGACTTGTCCAAGTATTGCCAGATGCAATACTGGTTGGGGATATTCCAAAATTGTCGAATGTTCCGATATAACCGTCTGTTGTAGAAGTATTGCTTATTCTAAATCCAACATAGCCAGCCGCCGAATATGTTGAGTCTGTAGTTGAAATAGCCAATGTATCGTCAAAGTAAATATTATGTGTTGATCCGTTTTTAACAATTTTAATGCGATGCATTGATTGTGACGTAAGAGCAACAGTTGCAGTTGGCCCTACCTGAGTTGGACCAAAGTTAGAAGTAGCACCTGCATTGTTTGAACCTCTAAATAGCTTAATGCTTGTACCAATAACTTCTACCGCATAGGCATACGTGCCGTCATAGTGTGATAATCCAGTTGTTAGATAAAAACATCCAACCTTCATAAATGTATTGTCTACACTGACATCAAATTCCATTTGGAAGTTTTGCCATGTACCTGCAAAATCCATCCGAGACTTGCCCTCGGTTGACTGATGAACTTCCATTCGGAATTGTTTGGAATCAACGTATTGGAAGCAGGAATTTGGTTGATTTGGACCAAGTGCGCCGCCGCCATACAACGTTTGATTAGTGATCACGCCATCATCCCACCCTCGTACAGCACCGAATGGCTCTAAGATGTTAGAAGGCGCTTGACATCCGGTAAATGATGTACCGGACGTGTTCCACTGCCCATTAGTTGTGAATTCCGCGTTCACATCTGATTTTGTAGCGCTGTAACTTGGCTGGAGAATTAACTGTACAGAATTAAGTGTAGGTTGTTGTTCTGGTGAAGCGCCCGCGCCTTGATCGAAGCTCTGAAGAAACTGAATAGTCTTTCCAGAGACAGATAAACCTGCTAATAGACCAAGTAGTACAGCATTATTTACACAAGAAGTATAGCTATTCCCGCCGTCAATGCTATAGGAAGTAGAAAAAGTGTATCCAGTTGGTAGTGTTGTATTGAAATTTAAGAAAGAACTTTTCATGATCTTTACTGGATCAATATTGTAGGCAGGTGATACACGTTGGGCAGTGCTGCAATCATACGTGCCCACAACCGTTACTGACGTTGTGCCATACCCTTGTCGAAGCATTGGCTTGGGTGGATTAACGCCCAGTGATCCTGAGAAGAATGTCCCGTGATTGCCACCGCCTGAGTCAAGCCACACTACGTTTTTGACATATCCTGTATATTCTCCAAATTTATCGCCCTCAATCGCAATCATCGCGTAGGCAATAGTTTTGCCTACAAATGTATCCATAAGAAAACTACGATGGTACCACTGATCAACTGCTAAACCCGAGAGATCAACACCTGGATGAGGCCCTTTATTTTGACTATCAAAATACTGCCCATTGTTAGAAATGGCATTATCACGAACAGATGAGCCATCAGTAAAGATCAAGTCAACGGCTATTTTTGCCTCTGGAGAACTTGAAGATATCCAGATGTCATAGGTAAAGTATCTGCCTGAAACAACGGTGATAGAGCCTGTCCAGAACTGCATATACGTGTAGGAGTTTGTAACAGCGGCTACGCTTTGTGTCGCTTGAATTTTCATCGCGCTGGTAGCAGACGGGCCAACTGCATTATTAGCCGCTGTCATATTCGTGAGGGTACCCGCGCTGAAATCCGAAGTGATATTTTCTGTGATAGTGACAGCGTTACCTGCTAAGGAAAGCTCAAGATCCCCTCCAAGATTGGAGGTTGAAACCGTTCCTGCCAGCGTACCTTGCGCAAATTCGGCTTGTGTATTGTCCTCTCTGATTGCATAATTGGCGGTGATTCCATCACCTGACAACACATCATTGGTCATTCCTGCGAAAATCACCCCTGCATACTGGCCCGTATAGATCCGATTTGTAGAGCGTTCGTCTGCCACCTGATGCAAGTCGTTACAATCAATATCGTGCTGACGATAATTCCCATCCCCTACGCGGTACTTGACAGAAGTGTGTACTGTCCCTGTGAACTGAATTGTTGAAGCTGAATCAGTGAGAGTTATTTGCTGTCCTTTGACAAAATTAAACGCATTATTTGGATCTAATACCGTAAATGTAAGCTTCGATCTTTGCTCGATTTGTGGATTAAAATCAAATGAACCTTCTTTAGTGTCGTAGGTGGTACCAGCTATCTGAATTGTAAATGTGAGAGGTAATGTCATTTCTTTAGACCATGCCCTCTCAATTCACGCTGTACACGCTTCATAACTGTCCCAGTAACTTCTTTGCCATCAATGTAGACATGTATGCTATTGTCCTGAGTACCACCTTGCAAGGGGGATACGCCACTAGCACTTGCGACTCCCTTCAATCCTACCGTTACAGGCTTGGCTAGGTTATTCATGGCAGATGAGATGAGTGGTACGCCGTTTATCATGCCCTTAGATATCTGGTTGGATATCTCCATGCCTTGGTTTTCTAAATCCATCAGAGGACCCATCTTAGCAGGTGAATGAGGGAGGTGGGCAGAAATAAAGCTGGTAACTGTACTTATCGCGTTGCCTACTGCTCCTATTGCATTTGTTATACCTGTGGCTATACCCTTGACGATATTTGAACCTGCATTCATAGCGCTTGTCACAAGCCCGTTTAAGAGATTTAGAACATTTGTGATCATTGACTGAATAGCCGCGCCAGCTCTACCTGGAAGCTGCTCAAACCATGTCACAATCCCATTTACCATATCAGGAATGATAGAATGACCTACAAGTGCATCCCACAATCCTGTGAAAAATCCAATAATACCTTGTATAAACCCAACAACTATACCACCTACAAGACCAACTGCTGCATTAAATACACCTGCTATCACATTCCACGCACCTTGAAATATTTGAATAATGCCTTGCCATATTCTGCCTAAATCACTTCCAAGCTTGTCAAAATGCCCTGTGAACAAATCCACAAAAAACATTACCAATCCGCCGATAACATTAAATACCCCTGTTACAATCTGCACAAAACCAGTAAATATTTGAACAATTCCACCTATAGCACCTGCTATTCCCATTGCTAACGCCACGACTACCGCTATAACAATGCCGATTGCCACAACAAGCACTCCTAGCAATATTTCACCAATTAATTGAATAGCAGGCATCGCCTCTTGAAATGCTGCTACTAACTTTGCCCAAGCTGGCATAAAATTTGCAACAAGAACACTCCATACCTGTTGAAATACTTTTCCTACCGCATCTACTACTGTTCGTACAGGTTGAAAATGCTGATAGAGCAGAATAATACCTACCACCAACCCTGCTATAGCCGCTACAATTGCAATCACAGGCCATGCAACTGACAGAAATGCTATGGCAGTAGTTGCCGCCGCCGCCGTGGCCATAGCAAACGCTACAACTAAAGCACCTCCGATAGCACCTGCTAGGATTGCCGCGCCCACCGCAAGAGCCATAGCCGCCGCTTGGTTATGTTGGAAGTAGGTCACAAGCTGAGTGACCCATCCCACAACGGTTGATATCCCATTGATTAAGCCAAGCAAGGCAGATGTCAAAACACCGGCTACTGTTGTTGCAAATTGCTGGAAAGCAGGTGAATTGAATGCATCAACAGCCTTGCCAAGGACGGGCAAAAGAGCGGTTCCAATTGAAATAGCAAGAGATGCAAGAGTAGCTTTTGCTTGATCCATTTTGATATTAAAATTACCCTGTACTACATCCCAACCAACCACGGCATTTTTATTTTGCTGCATGGCAGTAAGAACACCTGCTGAGTTTTTAGTAAAATCTTTCATGTGTTCTCCTGTCAATGCTGAAAATGTTGACAGGGACCGTATTCCCCCTACCATATCAGCAACCGCCCGACTAAACGGTACACTGCCCTCTGGACCTGCGTTTTTTGCAGCATCATAAATCATATTCAATGCGCCTGGCAGGCTGATTTTCATCTCATTGGCAACATCAATACTGCTCAGTCCCATTGACTTCATGGCATCTTTAGCTTTACTTGTAGGATTTTCAAGTGCCATCATCATAAAGCGCAAACCCGTAGCTGCTCGATCAGCAGGTATCATAGCGTTGGTTTGCGTTGTCATGGCAGCTGCCATATCATTGAAAGAAATACCTAATTGTTGAGCAATTGGATCAACAGGACCCATCGCGATCGCAAGGTCTTGAAGAGTGATTTTACCTTGTTTTACAGCAGCAATTAGCCCATTCATGTATTGTGTAGCAGTAAAATTTTTTGTCCCATAGTTCGTCATAACGCCAGATAGCGTATTTGCTACTTCTACCACACCTGCTTGTTCAATCTGAGCACCTTTTGCGGCCACTGAGAGAGTGTCAAGGGCTTCAGCTCCGCGTTGACCCGATGAAATGATAGGATACATAGCAGCAACCAAGCCATCTGTACCAGTAGCCAAAACACCAGTTGCAACAGATGTTGCTAAAACGCTCTTACTCATCATTGCCATATTGTCAGTAACATCACCCGCGCCCGTTACAAGTCTGGTCATGCCTTGTTGAAAGTCGGCTGCCATCTTGGTTGAGGCTACACCTACCCCAATGAGAGCCGCCGTTGCTACAGCCGCGCCCGCCGTTGCCATATTGCGCAAAGATTCCGCCCCCTCATTAGCAGCGTTCTTGACATTTGCCACGCTACTAACGAGCTTGCTCGTATCTGCAATGTATTCGACAACCATTTGGGCTAGAAGCAACTAATTCCCCTGTTCTGCTTTATCAGCTTCAATTGCTGCAATCAATTCATCTGTTATATCTTCATCATCATCTTCTTGACCATTTTTTATCTTATTGTTTTGTTTATCTATTTCCTCGTCTTCTATCGAAAAAATAGCAGCCCAGTCGGTTATCTCTGAACTGCCTATCCTTCTAAGCATAACTCTCACTCCCCAAGGAGCGCCTATTTCACGTGCTATTCTATGGTATAACTTTCGCTCTCCACTATGTTCGGATCTGAAGTATCTTTTTTTTCCTCTAAATCTTCCTCTCTAAGTCCTGACATTTCCGCCGCTGGCTTATTCAGAAGTTCTAATATCCCACCAGATTTCTGATTAAGAAGTCCAATATCACGCATGGTAAAAATTGGCTGTCCTGCTTTGGGATGTACAGGTTTCCCATTTGCCCCTGGGAATTCATAAAAATGAGGATCATCTACCGGAGGAAGGAAATTAGCATCTGGATAGCGAACTGACAAAATCACCATCATAGGATACAAGCGTTTAATATTTACTTTGGCCTTTTTGCCTACCATCTCCGTGCATTTATCAAGCAAATCGCCTCTTTCCTCTCCTGTCAACTCCCTGATAGTTACCCATCTGTTCCATTTTTCTACCCAAAATGCTCGATGTTCTAATGGGGTTTCTAATGCTAATTGCCGATAATCTTCAAAATCTTCGTACATCTCTATGAACTTTCTAACTACTAAAGTAACAAATACAGTTAATATAACTGTTATGAATGCGTAAAACATCATTAGCTCGTTGTAAGGACCATTTGACCATCAATCACAAAGTCTAAGTCCTCCATTTCCAAGTCTTTCAGAGGAACCTTCATTCCATCCTTGGTTAATTTCCCGTATGACTCTAAGCGCGGTAGTCCGGTTGTGGCATCCATCACGAGCGACAAAATCAACGTATCATCAGTAAAAACTGTGAATAAGCCAACATACGTGTTATCTACCAAGAAACGGTTAATCTTGATTGTTCCTCCAGCAAGACCAGGCAAGAATGTTTCCCATCGTGTCGGAACGTTGTTTGTGGTCATACAGGTTGTCGGATGCGTTTTTCGTGAGATGTCTGGAGCCCATTCCAACACATCGCCTATGGCTGTGAAATTGAAGTACGCGCCTGTCACACGACAACCTACCGATGTTCCGAGGAATGGAGCACTGAAGATGACTTTCCCGCCCACATACTGGATTGTGTAAGTGGTAGCAACTTGTGTAGTCCAAGTATTCCCACCTTGCGCCCGTGTGATAACCGCATCAGGACTTGAACCGCCTGTCAAGCTGTTTGTGGTACGTGTGATCAAAGCCTGTGAAGCAAAACCAAGTGTAGATACAAATTCAACTGTGTAAGGCGTTCCAGGACCAGGACCACCTGTCACTAAAGCCTTACCTGCTCCGATGCTTGAGAGAGCTTGTAGACGTGTCTGAACGGTGCTAGCAGGATCATTCCAGTTAATCGCCGATGTGGTTTGACCTCCAAAGGTGAGAGTATACGTCCCTCCGGTAGGACTTCCCGTGATCGTAAGCGTCTGCACTTCATCATATTCAGCTTGGACAGTCCAAGATGCCGTCCTATCCCAATAGCGTTTCGTTGGAATGGCCGAGCTATTAAAGTTCTGGTGATCACCAGGATCGGTCAACGCCTGATTGGTCAAGGCGACATTGGGCGTTGATGTCAGGAGCAGTTGAGCTCTATTTCCATGAGTAGCTGTCATAAATTTAAGCTCCGATCATGTATAGGTAACCGCGCCCGTTACGATCATGTCCCATGATACGGTTTCCATATCTTTCAATGGTGATTTTGCTCCAAACTTCTCAACAAACGCATTAAAACCAAAGTTATGCGTTGCGCTCAAGTTCAGTACTATTGCAATTGCAGTATCAGTTGTGAGTGAATTGAACAGGACAACTTGACCGTTCGTATCGGTCATGTCAAGACGCCCTTGAAATTTCACTTTTGCACCCACAAGACCGACTGCAAACGTTTCCCAAGGAAGACTCCCCGCGCCAAACTTGGTTGTAGCATGGGTCTTGCGGTCAATGTCCAATTGCCATTCATCAATTTCTGCAACTGTTGCAGCAACGACTAGGACATTCCCGCCTTTACCGTGTAAAGCTGGCATTTAAATTGCCTCCGTTAGGACTCTGTAACGATCAGTCATATGCCATTTGTTAATATTTGTCGTACTGTCCTGAATAATTTGACCATTATCATATGAGCAATCAATTGATCGAAATACACCTCCTAAAAGTGTCAGTTTAGGTGGATTATCACCTAAACCATCATCTAACGCATTAAATACCGCATCACGCATTTTTAATATTTCATCCTTTCCTTTAAATTCACTCCATCCATGTATTGTCGCAACAACATCTTGACCTTTCTTCCCAAACACATTAGCAGGAGTTGATACTGTTTCACCAAGTTCTATATATGGAGGTGTAAGACCATTAGGGATATTATTTCCATCAAATACTGATGCCTTTCCATCTGAGTAAGGTAAAAGTGCAATCATTCCCGCGTCGTTACGCAATGCTGCATAGATTGCATCCCACACTTCAGACTCAGAGGTTGACATCTTATATACTCAACTTTATATCTTGCATATGATCAATAAAACTTTGCTTATTTGTTTCAGCAGCATTAAACAAATATGGACGAGCCTTCATTTTCCACGTGCCATTATGCACATAAATTGCATATGGTGTATTTAAATTGCCTATTTGCCTCTTAAATGGAGTAGCGTACACTTTGATATCATCCTGCAAAGCGCCTGTATCCACAGGACAGTTATCCTTAGCATCGCTTTGTGTTTGGTCTGCAACGCGGTCAAGTTCCTCCTCAATTTGAGCTTGGATTTCAGCATTTAGTTGTTCAACCTTGACGCCCAAATCAGGGCCAGTGATGCGGATTGTGATACCATCTGCCATATCTCACCTTGCAAGGGGGTTATAGTGGTGTTTTTCGAAGTATCACCACACTGGTAAAAATTTGAATGGTCTTCTCTCCAGAAGGGCTCAGGACCTTGTAGTCAATGCCATCAATCGTGATCATGTCGTCCGTTTTAATGTCCGTTCCGAACGGCGTGAGAAGCGTCCTAGAGCTAATCCCCACATCTTGCCCCGCTAACATTTGCTGAGTCGGCATTGACAGTCCAACCATGGCACAAGGGATATTGTCCGCAATATCAATAAGGTTATCAGGACTGCCACCTTTAGAGTCGAATGCTTGATCTTCTTGCCTAATAGTGCATGTCTTGTCAAAAACATCCCTATAGGCATCTGCTCTAATTTTTGCAAGCTCAAGAGGCGATATCAGATTCATTCTTCTTCCACATCTTCAGATTCATCACCTTTTTCAAGATGTGGCATTTCACGCGAAAGTTCTCCATACATATCAGGAGCATAATGCAATGCAACTTCTTCTTTAGAGCGTGGATGATTCCAGGAATGCTTCTCAGGACTAGTGTTGTGAGGCACGTCTTCTACATTTGAGTGCTGACCATCTCTGTCAACCTTCAATTCTGCATAGTGATTGCCGTCTTTTTCATAGATGCTCTTGACAATCGCGTCATATATTTGCTTGTCATCATCTACGTAAAAAACGCTATCACCTTCTTTTGTCTCTTGATTATTTACAATTGCCATAATGCCAAGCTCCTATTCATTTACCGCAATGGAACCGTTAGCCGCCATACGAGATTCCCACAAATGAGTAAGGGCAATCGACTGCTCTCTTGACTCAGGAGTCAAGTCTGCAATGGTCAAGGCAAACTGCTTGTACGCTTCAGTGATTTTGGCATACCGTTCTGTTTGATCACCTTTGGGCGCGTGATAGGAAAACCTATTTTCAATGTCTTGTTTCTGCTTATCGCTAATACTCATTGTTATCCTTTATCCTTGTTTTGATCCTGAACTGTAATAATCAATGTTTCTTGGAGCAAGTGACAAAGCATCATCCTCTCCACCTGATCCCGCAAAGTCACCGCGTTTCATTGTGATTGCGCGAGGTCTCTGCTTTCTCTTGTACTCTTTTGCTAGTAACAGCAAGGCGCGTACAGGTTGCCCACGCTGTAAGCTCTGACCGTCAACGGTCATGCTGTAGGACAAAACCCATTGAGCTGCTAGCCGCTCCAATAGGTCTGATGCTGCTCTGTAACGGTCGTGCAAAAGTCCAGTTATGTACACCGGGGGATATACATTTGCAGAAAATTGAAAATGACCAGCAATAGGTTCAATTGCGCTTGGAGTAACTACAACTGTTAGATACTGCTTGAGTACCATCCCATCCTCCCATCCACCTAGATCACTGTAGTAGTCCAAGTATTGCAATCCACTGCCTACATATGTTGGACGTGGAGTTAATGCCCTATTTGTTATGTCTTCTCTTCCCTCATCCAATACATCCTGAATTTGTTGATCGGTAAAAATCTGCCCATTTCCCGATGGCAACAAGTCATTAATGAGCACGCGAACACTTGCTATTAGCGGTAACATCGTTGATCTTGCTGCCATATTATTTATGCTCCTATGGTCGTCCTGCTACCAAATCCCCACGATACGTGATAGTTGGAGTAGTTGGACTACCAGAGAGCGTAGCCGTCAATCTGATTTGCGTTCCATTTGCCACACTGGTAGGACTGATTGAGAATGGTATAAAGATTTCTCCTGACTGAGCAGAAGCAGTAAGCGTGATAGGTGGAGCAACAAAATCGACATTCCACGTAGTAGGTACACCGTCGTAACAAACGTCAATGGAAAAAGTCCACACTCCTGATCCAGATGCTTGTTGAGCAGCGGAATAGATGATACGGGCATTCAACCCTCTACGAGGTGTACCACCTGGAAGTATTAATGCAGCACCGTTGAAGGTTGCAGTTTTTGTTACTGATGCCTGTAAGGCAACATTTGCATCTGATGGCATTGTTTTCTCCTTTCAGGCAATTAGGACATCTTCAGTCCGAACAATCTAGCCAAACTACGCGTACTATTATTCATCACGCCCACCGCCCAATTGATGCTCGTTCGATAAATTACATCATTGTTCAAAAGACCAAGGTCACGTGCTTGCATTTCCTTAAATTGCCATGCGTGCATGTGATCTGCACTATAGTTCACAGCGTAAATTGAGGTGTAAGTAGAAGGTCCTGCGGTTCCATCTGAGGCTTCAGTAACAGGGATAATCCTCGTGGTTTGATCCGCTTTATAACCCGGATCTCTAACCACTGCATTTTTATACATCTCAATTGTGCGATCAAATTGGTCTTTTGAGACATCAAAACCACCACCAGTGCCTAATGCTCTGATGGCAAATGCAACACGACGACGGGCTACCTCATTCATGTAAAGCACGACGCCCGCGCCCGTTGGAGAGTTCACAGACCACAAGAGTTGGTCAAGGAATTCGAGAAGCTTGTTACCATTTTGCTGAGTAGCTGGAGTAATGAGGGTTGCTTGTGTGAGATCTAATCCGCCACTGTTGATGATGTTTTCGGGTCTTACCCCAAACTGACTACCATTATTAATTCTGTACTTCAAACCAACCGGAGCATTTGCATTTCCTGTGATGTGATCATTGTTGAAAAAACGATCATTCATGTCATAGGAAAACGCTTTCATCCATGCTTCTGTTTGAGCTGCACGTGGATCAACAATGCTGTTTACATCCTCTACATAGAGCTGATCAACATCTATGTAGTTACGAACAACGAAAACTTGCTCTGCATATGGAGTAGGTGTACCTTTTGTCGTCACGCCTTCAGCATTCAGAGGGGACCAATTGACGGTTGGAAGATTGCCTTCAAACCTGACACCATTAGCAATCATAGTTGCTTGCGTCAGAATTGGTATATCCTGGAGAATATTATCAGCTTCAATGAGGGAATATGATATTGCCCTCACCATGGGATTATTAGAGTTTAATGCGTAGTCTGCTAGACTATACGCATTGGAGTCAATTGCCATAGAAAAAGGCTCCCATTATTTTCAAGTGGTGTATGCTTCTGGGAGCATCGCGCTACCTGAAGTTAATGAGTGCCTATCGCAGGCTTTCACTTATACCCATCGCAGGTATTCATGAAAAAATTTATGAAGTTCTGCCAGGACGAGGGCCATATGCCTCGTTAAATGTCACTTTTTTCCCTGGTTGCAATGTTGTTTGTTGGGTGATACTTGACCGACCTGGATTCATTGCAGGTGTTGCAGGTGGTCTTTGATTATTTGCAGTTTGAGCAGGTGTTGTTTGCTGTTCTTGTGTCGTTTCAGCAGGTTTAGGCGCAAGGTATGGCTTATTCTTGATGAGATCGTCAAGCGCTTTGTCTACATTAGTTGGCATGCCATCGTCCCCTAATTCAAGCTTTCCAGCAATAGCCAATGATGCAAGCTCTGTATCAATAATGCCTTTTTCTTTCGCCATGAGTTGCACCATCTTCGATATAAGTTCTTGTTTTAATTGCTGAATTTGCTGCTCTGCCTGTGCTCTTGCTGCTTTTTCTGCTTCAACGACTTTCTTTGACTTTTCAATCTCAGAAAGATTTGCCTCTTGCGCTAATCTCTCTTTTTCTTCGTATTCTGCAAGCTTCTTTTGAGCTTCAGAGAGATTTTTACCATGGCGTGAAGCTTCTTCAGTTTTATTCGTTGAATGTCTTTCAAGTTCTGCAATACGTACTTGTAACTCTTCAACGCTTGGCTTCGCAGGTGTCGCACCTTGTGAAGTCGGAGTACCCGTCGCGGGTAATGTTCCAGGAGTTCCCGTCGCGGGAGCTGGTGGAGTTTCTTGTTCTGACATTAGTATAAATCCTTCTTTCTCAAAAAGTCAAGACATTTTGCAAAATGCACAATACTAATCACCGTGCAAGGGGTTGCCAATAGGATTGACTAATCCTCCGCGGCTTATTGTTTTCACAACTGCATTTTGCAGCTTTTCATCTGTGTACTTTTCAATGATGGGCAAGATATGAGCTACCTCATCCTTGTCATACTGCTTTTCCTGCTCTGATAGATCTGCATATGATGCATCTATCTGTGATTGTAGCGATGTTACGTAAGCAGACGGGATAGTAAGTGAGCCATCTGGATTATCCTCACACTTCGAGAAGAGATAGGCCATCCACCGTGCCCATGATGCATGCTCTTTTTCTGCCAACTTCTCAATCAATTCATCTTTTGTCATGGTTTCTCCTTTACACAAACTTCAGTTCATGAATGCTTATCTTGCCATCTTCATAATAATATGTTGATACAGCAAGAGGAAGCTCCATTCCTTTTTCAGGCAAGGGAATATCCTCACTTTCAAGAAGAAGTGTCCACATTGCATGCGCTACATCAAAATACACTCCAATAATCTCGTATTGGGCAGGAAGTAAAAGAAACGATTTGAATAAGTCAAAAAGTCCCTGCACTTCCATCACATGCCAAACAATTTGACCATACTTTGGCATCTCAATTTTAGATGGAGCATAATCCATCATTTGATGGTCTACAAGCAACCTAGCGCGGCTTTTTTGCTCACTCATTTCTTTCCTGCTTTTTCATCCATTTCTTGCACAAGCTTTTGCTTGGCAAATTCGGCTTTTTCCTTTGCGCACTCCGCGCATGGCTCTTTGATTGCCTCTTGCAGTTCAGGAACAAGCCGCTGGCTATAGTCTGAAAGATTGAGAGAGGGACGAGCCATGATCGTTTGCATGTGATGACAGTCAGGCCGCTCTACTTTGTTTGGTTTAAGTTCATCATTGGGCATTTACAACCTCTTTTTCTGTTACCGGATCAAATTGTTTTCTTTCAACCCGTGCCCTCATGCCTAAAGGTTCCATAATGTGACTAAAGTTCCCTTCCACAAATTCATTAATGCCCATATACCAGTGCCCATCATGTTCAAAAAGCACATGCACTTCGTCACCTATACGACGCAACCATATGCCAGATACGGGGAATGGACTTGTTTCATGAGATTGTAACTGCTCAGGATTTAGCATGCTGCTTTACCTCACGTAACAAATCGCCTAGCGCATTTGCCCATGCTGCAAACTTTTGATGATGCTCGGTAGCAGGTTGATTTGGAGCAGGAATGGATTGCTCGATAGCATGGTTCATGAGATCTTCAACCTTATCAGCAAAGCTTGGAACTGCTACAGGATCAGTTTCAGGCTTTATATCATCGGGTTTCACCGCTTGCAACTGAGGATCAGTATCACTACTTGTATTTTTTGTCATGTTATTTCCCTTTCTTTTTGGATGGTACATTCTTCAAATTAGGATTTTTCCGCTTAGCTGCTGGACTAGCTTTTCGCGTGCTAGAGGCAAGAATAGCACTGGCCGCTCCTTTTGAGATTCCTTGCTTTGCTGCAATCGATGATGCCGCTTTCTTGAACCCCGGGTGCTTGCTACCTGCCATGTCACTTTCCTTTCTTTTTAGCATCATCACGCTTTATGGGTTTGCCCTTGCTATCTGTCTTAACAACACCTCCTGACGGAGCTGTGCTACCATCTTTCATCTTGTACGTCATCACATACTTTTGTTTCTTTGCCATGTCAACTCCTATTCTTCGTACTATTAACCGTACGAATAATATCAAGTTCGTTACGTTGCTTATTTTTAAGTGCACGCATAATTTCAATTGATTCTTGTGGATGCGCTTGTAACCACAACGTTACCACTTGTATCATGAGACCATCAGGAACAATTAGTGTATCGGCTGTAAATGGATCTTTTTGAAGTTTGAAATGCACGCTATTAGGTTGTACTTCAGCGTTCATTGATGGTTGAAATGATGTCGGTTGATTTGCAAAATCTGGAACTATTGCCATTTATGATACTCCTCCAATAATTAATGCAAATATTGCAAGTACTGTAATATGGGCAACTTGATCACCCCATATTGCAACATCTATGGCTACAGGTCCCTCGGTTGTTTGCCTGTAGAACTTCCTCCACCACACAAGAGGCACGCGTGTATCGATCAAAAGATGAATAATAGCGATGAGCAAAGCCGCCCACCAGGGGAAGATAAACAGCAAGCCTAGCAGGTGGATTCCGCTATGTATCCAAGCGGCTGGATGCAAGAGCGAAACCTTATATTTAGCCATATAGTCATTTTGAAGTAACCAATCACAAAACAGGTGAACGGCTATTCCCCACGCTAAAATCGATGTGGCATGTAGCCCAATTGTAAACATATTTTCCTTTCACAATCCATGCTTAGCTGTATCAATATTTACTTGTGTAACATGTTGAACTAATGCTTCTTGATCTTCTTCAATGACATTTTTAGCATATTCTCCATTTTCTAGCACATTCAATCGCACAAAACGTTTCTCTTGCCCTTTGGTAAAAGTAAAAATCAAAGGTCTACAACAACGGATATGGCAACTTGTTATGTCCTCTCGCTTCCATCCAATTCCAGCTATCCAGTTACGAATAGCTTTAGGAAGCGTGTCAAACGCTGTTTGTGAAATTGGCTCACTGCTCATACTCTATCCTTTCGCTCTATTCACATATATCCAGGTCGCAAGTCTACACGCATGACATATATGCTCTTTCACCGCCATACTTGCATGTCCATTGCAAATAGGAGTAAGACACAAAACACAATCCTGCGTTGCTTTTTCTTCACATAATGACGTTTCACACTCTGGAACTTGATTAGCTGGTAAAAATTGCCTGTTGTACATAAGATGTGGTTCAGGAGGAGGACTAAAGGCAAAGATAAAACTTGTTATAGGCAATATTTTACCATTTATATGTATTTCACCTTTATATTCTTTATCCATTCTGCTGTACTCCTTGTGGACTTCCACCTTGCAATGGGGATGGTTGCGCACCAGGTGCGACTGCTGGTGGTTGACCTGGTAGTGGCGCTACTCCTGGAATGGAATCTGGCAACACGTCCTGTTGTTGCATGAGTGGATTGTTAGCAAGGGCTTGCGCATCTTCCGCCGCTGACAATGCTGCTTCCTCATCTGGATCATAGCCGAGTTTCCTCATTATCGAAGTGTTAGATATCCCAAGACTTTTCAACAACACATATGCCTGTACTGTTTGTAAGTCATCTACAGGAAGTGGGCTTTGCCACTCTAGTGTTATATCAATGTCGGTGCTCATACTACACTCCCTGCATTAACGCTAAAATCATTAAGACAATCAAAAGAGAAGAAAACGATATCAACAAACATACCCGAGCACATTTTTGTGTCGTTAATCTATCTAAAAACCAAATAAGTGCAATAATCAACGGCTTCAATGCATCGATTAATGCGTGCCCTAACTGATCATATGCATATCGTAGATCCTGTAAATCTTCATAAAGATAGCGATTCTTGCTCATGGTGTCTCCTTGGGCAATTCAGTCATATCAGGAATACGCGCTATGAATTCATGCATATCAAGACTGTCTAAATCTCTTGTGTCAATCTCTCCTATTGCATGTTCCAATAAATCATAAGCCCGACGCGCTATTATATCCCTCGACTCGTTGTGAGTATTGTCATTATCAAATTCATACCAACTGCCAAAATTCCTGCAAAGCTCTTCCCACAACGAATTAGCAAAGCATTGAAACTTTGTATCACGTGTACTCATGCTGCATCCTCACTCACACTGCTTTTCATGTTATTCAATACTAACAACGCCTTTGAAACTTCTATAATCATTTCACCATAGGTACAACGTTTCTTGTCTGTCTTCTTGAGGAGTGGCCCATACAAAAGCTCCACTGCAATTCCAGTAATACCACGAGGGAGAATATCGATACGCCCGGTTGCGACTCCTGGAACGCTTGACTGTTCATCCATGTCACTTCGGAGGTTAGCGGCAAAGGTGAGGTCACTTGCAGTTTCGCTTGCCACTTGTACAGCTTCAATTTTCTGGTCAGCATTAGGCAACTGCATAATCGTGCCCGACTGCATGCGCAACGTACCCTCACCTGTACCAGGTGCATACAGCATTCGTTTAATCTTACGTTCCACATTGATACCTGATTGCACAAGGTTCAGTGAGTCGTTTAACCCTATGAGCCCTTTGGTCACGTCAGGGTATCCCCAAAAACTGTTGGGTCTTGGAAGATTTTGACACGAAAATATCGGACTGAATGGATAGGGCCAATCATAAGGCTCCCCAGCTGGTACCCAGTTTCCATTCTTCGGTGCCATGCCAGCTTGCGCTATTTGTGTCCAATGCTGAATGCTCCATATAACATCGGAATCTATGCCGTCTGCATCCATGTCTTCGTAAGTAAATGGCTGGTTGCCAGTTGGATCAATGCGCGAAATCTCTTCACGATAGTACACACGTTGCGGCTTACCGCTTGCGTCCTCTTCATCCTCACAATACTCAATGCAGTACAGGAGGACCGTCTGACAGTCCTGTGGAGCTGTTTTAACGTTGATAGTACTTGGATCGACTTCAATAAGTCTGAACTTGCCTTTTTTGCGACCTGGAACAATACGAATAAACGCACTCCCTGCCATAGACCCGTTGAGCCCTAGACGGAGTAGAAATGGAATGCGGGTTTCTTTCCTTCCAAATGTATCATCCAAGAAAGCTTGCGCTTCCTTGGGACTCCCTTCAGGAACAGTTATTTGTAACTCTTTAGCAAACAAAAAGTCATTGCTTGCATTCACTATTTCAATAACTCTATTGCTTAAAACATTCATGTCAGGCTCATCGGGCATCTTTTTAAAATGATTTACAAAATTATCCTCATAAGCATCCCATGCATCTTGGATACGTGTAGCGCGTGCCCTATCATCATCGGTGATTTTATACTTTGGCTGTGTCTCAGGTGGAGATTGGAGTGTGTTCATTAATTATCCCTCCAGTACTCACGATCTTCTTGCTTTTCCTCTTCTGTTTTAGAATTACGGAATGAAGGGAAAACTTGACCAACTACTGGGATTTGCTTCTCTACCCACTCATGCAAACAATGCAGCGAGCAGAAATGCTGTTCATCACTTTCAACACCTTTTCTAAAATCATATACAGCAAACCAATCTTTTAAAGAATTCTCCCCACTTTTCACAGTGCAACATGCATCACATTGATAACCATTTACTCTCATACTCAATAAATCCTATCACTATATTTCACGCTACTAGGCGCATTCACAACGCTTTGATACACTTCTGCTTGAAAACGCCATTCAATACGTAAGCCTGGATATTGAAGCTTGAAATGGTTGCTTTTGTTTACGAGCATTGCAATCATTTCCTCTTGCAATGCGTGAAATGATTCCTTCTCACGCTTGTCCAATTTTTCAAAATCACCTGACGGGAGCATGATAGTCGAGTCTTGGGTAACGTCCATTTATTCTTGATCCTTTTTCTTCTCTTCTAACCTCTTAAATTCCATAGAAAGATACTTTTGCCAATCCATATCAGGATGATCATCAAAATAAGTCCTATACATCAAACAGTGTTGTTCATTTGTTCCATCTCTACATTCCTGCCATCTCTTTACAAAATCATCCATGTACTCAGGAGGAAATGATAAAGACACTAAATCGCTAGACTCTCCAGTTTCAAGATTAATACCTTGAAGTTCAACATGTAAACCTTCTACGGTCATATACCCCTTAAATACTTTTCTCTTCTTTGCCATCTAGTACACTCTTTCACTATATGTTACTTTTTCGTTGTATGGATCTTCTAAACACGAAAGACCAGCAGCAGTTGCAAGATCGTCATGTTTTCCGGTAGATGCTCCATACGTATCTTTTCCTTTATCATCCACCTTAATCTCATATACTAACAGCTCATCAATCATAGCTTTCACTTCTTTTGTATTAGGTGCATGAAAGCGTTTCCATTGAAATAACGTCTGCAATCTCGACACCAGAAAAGCTTTCCCGAGCGTGCCTTTAGAGCGATTATATATCTCACCATGCACAAAACTAATCGGTTTAAGTTGCAAGACGTGCCTTTCCGACATTTTAAATTCAATTCCACCACTTAATTGGTGTTTGATTTCTGCATTATTTAAACGTAAAAACATTTCAAGTTTTAATGCGTCATATACAGGTCTGCCAACTCCAGTCACGTCAATTAATAATCGTACTTTTCTATTCTTAAATACATCCTTACCTAGCATGTCTGCAAGGTGGATTGCCACATCTGGATAGCTCGTGTTGAGTGGTAAACGTCTAATCTGCTTCACTGTGTATTCAGATCTCATCACGGGCTCTCGGCCAGTAGGAGGTACCCAAGCGCCGTATTCGTCATGATAGCCAATGGTTTGAGGACCTGTGTAGCGAACCTTGCCCGTATCCACTTGTGCAACTTCGGTTACACACACGGCTGTATTGTCCCTTATCTGGCCAACGTCTACACCAATATTTATTGGAAGCAATTCTTCAGTTTTTGCCTCTTGTGTAACTATCATATATCCCAAACCTCAAGACCGGGTTTTACTATTTGCTCAATATCTTCACTTCTAAATGCTGCTGTTTGCATATCATTGAACTTACACATATACTCCTGCTGAAACCACCAATCTCCCATGTCTTCCTGTTCTTCTGCTAGGAATTCAGGTGTAATTCTAGGGCATTCTGTAGCAGGTACTTCATAATATTCCCAGTTAGATTCACTTTTATTTTTATTATTTACAAGATCATAAAATGTATCATTATTATCTATTAATCTCATTGCTTTTTTATCCTCTTGGATTCTCTTATATGCTTCATAAAAAAATCCACGCGCTCCATATGGCGAGCTAAGAACGATCAACCGACCGCCCGACACTGCTAGCATTGGCCGTACTGACATGTACAGCTCGTCAGGGACTTTGCTAGCCTCGTCGATAATGAGTAGCTTTACTCCAGAGAAACCGCGTGTCGTGCCCTCTGTCCCTGGTAACGATATAATGCGAGAACCATTCTCAAGTTCGAGACTCAACTTGTTTTCTGAGTCAGCTGGGATAGGTTTCCCCAAATCACGGTACACATCTAAGCATTTGCGGAACAATTCACCGCTCTGTCTAAGCGATGGTGAAAGCAGCAGTATCAGCGAGTCATCCTGGTAAAATGCTGTATGGTCAGCAATGACCGAGACGGTTGTTGACTTGCCAGATTGCCGAGAACAATTGATCAAGATCCGGCTCGAATGACTTCGTACCAGTTTTGATTGCCAAGGATCAAGCTCAATACCTGCGCCACGTGCCATTTGAGCCGGATCAAGACGGTATGCAAGACTAGCGAGATTGCCCATCTATTTCTGCCAACTTCTCAGCAAGGGCAATCTTTGCCCCTGGATGCTGATCCAATGCTTCCTCAATCGCTTTATAAAAATCCTGCATATCCTGATCATTTATATTTGTTACATCTATTTCCTGCTTCTTCACACGTTCGCCTTTTTCTTTAGCAATATCATCTAAATATTTAGATATCGCACTCATCATTGGAGCATTAAATATCATCTCTTCAGTATGTTTACTAAAATTTTCACTTGTAACATCTTGTGTCTTCACTAACCATATCTTATCATCCTCATCCGCCCATTGCTCCATCTTCTCTACAAATTTATTCAATAATTTAATTCGATTATGCATTAACGCATAACCTGTTCTCAAAACTATTTCTTTTTCTCGTGCAATTAATTTATCTTGCTCTTTTATCCAATTATCATCATATAATTTTGCACGTTCTTTCCAATTCCACACTTTTTCTATTCTATACCACTCACCACCAGCATCTAAATTTCGCTGATTTTCGCTATTTTTCGCTTCTTCTGCATACACAGCATTAACATTGCGCTTAAAGCCCATCTCCAAATATGACCTAAAACGACCATACCAAAGTGAGGGCTCTCCATCCTGCTGATCCCATGGCTTTTCATTTGTGTTATATTCAGCGTCCATAGACAAAATATACATCACTTTCGAGCAGTATGCAATATTTATGAAAATACTCACCAAATCTGAACACAAAAAAGGAGCCGGATTGCAAAACCCAAGCTCCAGTATTCCCCATGCAAGGGGGGGGGTTACCATGGCATTCTATGTCCAACCATCCACCAATACCAAATTGCAAACAGTGCAACAATTATGCCAGTGACCACGCCCAAGATTATGAGAATGGTTATCATCGATCTATCCTTTCTGCTCTTGCTCTACTTGCTCACGTGCAACCTTGTCAATGTAGGTTCTCAGTTGTTTCGTTACCTCTTCCACATGGTCATCACACAGGAAGAAACGCCAGCCAATCTTTGCTGACTTCACTCTGATATCCCTGGTAGCTTCACAATCACATTGTTTGCCACCGTCGCCCACGTACTGACATTTCATGGCGCTTGCTCGACTTTCACTTGTGTCATAAGTCCACAACCTTTAGGACAAGGAACGGTAAGCGGTTCTTTTTGTTGTTGCTCGGGAACTTGCTTGCCCTGGAGAGTATTTCCCAAATTAGTAAACAGGCTACCCAAGTACTCCATAGCGCTAGCGTCTTGCCACCTATGGCAATCAGGACAAACGTATAAAAGCATGCCCATGATTTCCTCCTTAGGCAAGCGTCAAATCGAGTTGACAGTTTGCCCATGGAGTTATTTGTGAGAAAAAGGCATAGGAATAGAAGCCTTGCCCAATGAGACGATGAATATTGGCAAAGCAGTGATTGATAAAAATA